TGGTGGCCGTGACCCCGAAGTCCCGCTAGCTATAGGTTTTATGCAGTGTTGCAACCTGTTTAAACCGATTTCACACCCGGTTTCACCAACTTTTGACGTGTACAGTATCAGTTTGTATCAATACGCCTCATGTATCGAACAAGTGTTTTATATCAATTTGTATCAGTGTATGGTAGATATGTACATTAGTTTGTTCAGGTAAATTATGAAATTTATGTAAACAAATATTAAGGGGTGAGTGCCATAGACAATGAGCTAAGGCTTGGAATTTCGGCGGCGTCATCATGGGCGTGGGGCACGTCGCTTGTTGTGGGCCTACAAATAGCCCAAACAAAAGGGCTCGCCGCCTGGGCAATATGGGCAATAGCAAACACCGCCGCGCTCGCCGTGTTTGGATTGCTCGCCCCGCGCATTCGTATGTTTCGCGCTTTTGACCGTCCGTTTATAAAGGCGGGCGCGCTATTGATTCAGCTTTTTATATTGGTGATACAGCTAAACATTCTCGCAAGCCTTGCTGGCGGTTTGGCCGCGACGCTCACTGGATTTCTATTTGTGCTCATTGTGTACAAGCGTGGTTTGTTTACTTCCATTCTGTCAGACAACACGCTTTTGCCGGTCGTTATGCTCGCCCTTGTGTGCATGGTATGTACCGGCATTTTGTATGACGTGCCACGCACGGTTTACCCGGTATCGGGAAAGGCTGATATTCTGTGGGGCTTATGGGGCGCGTGTATTCTATTATCGGGCCCAATAGGCGACGCGCAGCATTGGCAGAGGGCAAGTCGCCGGGCGTATTTCATTGGCTCACTTTTCTTTGGGGTGTACATGCTTTTAATTCTTTTCGTTTCGTCGTTTGAATTTAACGCCGCCATGAGTGTATTTCTTTTGGTTGCGGTCTTTTGTCTTACGGGTTCGACAATGGATTCAGCGGCGGTTGCATTACACGCGCTAACTGGAAAGCAAACAGGCGTGGCCATGGCCTTAACGGTGTGCGTGCTTTGGCCGCTATTGGCTGGTGTCGGCATCCTGGAGCTATGGAGCCGGGCCGGGGCTTTCCGGGTATTATTCGCGGGGGTTGTGCTCGCCCTCGCATTTAGGGGGATGAAGGGTGAAGATCGAAAAGATAGCGATTGAGAAATTAAAGCCATTGGAGCGGAATGTCAGGAAACATGGCGAAAAGCAGATTGAGGAATTTGTAAAAAGCCTGGAGCAATTCGGGCAAATCAGGCCGTTCGTGATTGATGAGGAAAACACGGTATTGATTGGGAACGGGATGCTTGAGGCTATGCAGCGCGCGGGCATGGATACATGCCAGGCGTACCGCGTCAAAGGGCTTTCGGACTTGCAGAAAAAGAAAATGGTATTGACCGACAATAAGATTTATTCGCTTGGAGCGGATAACCTGGATAATATCATGGACTATTTGCAGGAATTTGCAGATGCCGGGGACTTCGAGATTCCTGGCTTTGACGCCGAAGGCATCGAGGCTTTGACGAGAACAGCGGGGGAAGTGCTCAATGATGCTATGGCATACGGCGTGGCGGAGCGTCCGCAACCCCGGCACGAAACACAACCAAGGCAAGCGGCGCAAGCGGCGCAACCGGGCGGGCCGTCCGGGCCGTCCGAAGCGCAACCTGAAACCCAAACACAGCCGGAGGGGCCGCCATCTACGGTTTGCCCCAATTGCGGGGAGGTTGTGAGGCTATGAAATTTTCACGGCGCATCGATCTGGATGTCGATGTAGTAACGGCGGCGCGGCAACGGATTAAAAACATATTCTCGAATGATTGCGAAATTGTGTTTAGTACATCCGGCGGCAAAGACAGCATTTGTGTGCATGACTTGCTTTTCCGTATGGCGAGCGCGGGCGAGATAGACAAAAGCAAATTGCGCGTGATTTTCATCGACGAAGAAGCAATCTATCCATGCATCGAAAAGCGCGTTTTGGATATGCGCCGCCAATGGATGTTACTAGGCGTTCCGTTCGATTGGTACGCTATGGAATTTAAGCACTACAATTGCCTAAACCAATTGTCCCAGGATGAGAGCTTCATTTGCTTTGACCGCACGCGCGCTGATTCCTGGGTGCGTTTGCCGCCTCCATTTGCGCATAGGTGGCACCCGGATTTGCGCCCGGGCGTTGATACTTATCAGGCTTTTTGCAAGCGGGTATTTAAGCACGCAATTATTATCACGGGCGTTCGCGCTGCGGAATCGGTGCAACGGGCCCAAAACCTTCAAAACGGGTCAATCGAGACAACGGGTATGGCCTACCCGGTATATGATTGGCGGGATGTCGATGTGTGGAAATACATCTACGACAACGGGCTTGAAATCCCGGAGTCATACATCCACATGTATCAATGCGGCATTGCGAAAAATCGTTTGAGGATTTCGCAATTCTTCAGCGTCGATACTGTGGGAAGCCTTGTAAAGATGTGTGAGTTTTACCCAGATTTGTTCAATCGGATTTGTGCACGGGAGCCAAACGCCTACATGGCCATGCTCTATTATGACACGGAGCTATTTAGACGGGCGAAGGGCAAGGATAACACGGATTATAAAGCCCGGTCCCTCGAACTCATAAAGCACCCGGAGCAACTGTCATACAGCGGAGCGGGCGCGGTATTGAGGGAGGTTAAGAATTTGTACGTGCAATTCGGATCGCATTGGGGCCAAAAGAATTGGCGGGACGTTTACCAAATTTTAATCGCGGGTGATCCCAAAAAGCGCTCATTGCGGGCGCTGCGAACGCAAAGCGTACTAAATCGCAATAGCAAAAACGCCGCGCGCTAAGGGCGGACGGCGTTTTTGATAAAGCCCAGAAAGGAGAAGGACTTTCGCGGGCTCTATACCACAAAAAAGGGATGATGTCAAATGGGATTGAAAATCCTTATATTTGGCGCTATATATTCAGTGTTTTGGCGCGGCTAGGTTTGGCCGCCGAAAAGCGTTGACCCTGAACGCCCGCTGCGCCTTTTCTTTTCGGGGTTGTCTGTATAGGGTATAGACCATGAGCAAAAGAATTGATTTAACCGGGCGTGTGTTTGGACGCCTAACTGTTATTGAGTATGCGGGGCGAAACCGGGATGGCGTGCATACGTGGTTATGCCGTTGTGCTTGCGGAAAAGAAACGACCGTGCGGGGGGGTTGTTTGACTTCCGGCCATACGAAAAGTTGCGGGTGTGGAAAGCGCGGGCAGTTAAGCGAAAAACATTGGAATGAAACCCACGGCGGAACGGGAACGCGGTTGTATTTTACGTGGAAAAACATGCGCAATCGTTGCCGTTGTAAATCCAGTTCGTCATATAAGTTTTACGGTGAACGCGGAATAAAAGTTTGCGATGAATGGAATGACTTTGCGGCTTTTAGAGATTGGGCTTTGTTGTCCGGTTACGCGGATAATTTAACGATAGAGCGCATTGACTTTAACGGGAATTATTGCCCTGAGAATTGTTGTTGGATTCCAGGGACATCGCAAGCTAAAAACACAAGAAGCGCGCACGTTATAGAGTTTAATGGCGAGGCATTGACGCAGGCGGATTGGGCAAGGTGTTTGGGGATAAACCCTACTACGCTATGCAATCGCATAAAAAGGCACGGCGCGGCTGCTGCCTTATCCATGAAAAAGGGCGAGCGGTTCAAAAAGAAAGGTGATGATTAGCATGGACGATCTGTTAAAGCCCGTTTCAAATGTTCGGATTGTAGACAGGGATTGGTTATCCGCAAATTCATACAATCCCAATGTGGTCGGGCGCGATAATTTAAAGCTACTAACACAATCTATACTCACCAACGGCTGGACGCTACCCATAGTAGTGAGGCCAGATGGCGTTATAATTGATGGCTTTCACCGATGGACTGTGGCGGGGCAAGAGCCGCTTAAATCTAAATTAGGCGGTAAAGTCCCTGTGGTAATTGTAGAGCATAAAGACGAGGCGGCTAATGTATATGGCACGGTGGTTCATAATCGCGCACGGGGAACACATCAGTTGGAGCCTATGAAGGCGATAATTAAAAATCTCATAAGTCAGGGCAAAACGGTTAAAGAAATAGGGCGCGAATTGGGAATGAAGCCCGAGGAGGTGTTCAGGCTTAGCGATTTTACACGCGACGATTTCCTAAAGATTATGATAGACGGCGCGGCAACTTACAATCGCGCATACGTAAACCAGAACATAAAGTGAGAAGGATATGGAAGGTTTATCTGTTTCTGTTTTGGAATTTTCCAAACGGGTTGGCGTTAGCCATACCTGGATAGGCAAGCTAGTTAAAAAAGGCATACTGAAAAAAGACGATGCCGGGCTTTTGCCCGTTGCTGAGAATTTGGAGCTATACAAGCAATATGCTGATAACATAGACGCAAATAAGCGCAAATCGCTCCCAATGTCAGAGCGAGGGATTGACCCGGACGGGGCGACCCCGGCGGATAGCGTGACGCTTGCCTTTAACAAGGCAAAGCTCGCCGAAAAGACATATCAGGCACGGCTCAAAGAGTTAGATTACAAGGTGCGAACGGGCGAGCTATTGGAACGCGAAAAGGTGGATGCAGAGGCGGCGTGGTTGGCCGAAAAGGTCAAGGCAAAGCTCATGGCTATACCGCCTCGCGTCTCGTCGATGTGTGAGGGGCGCATTGCGCGGGATATTGAAGAAATTATCTCAGACGCAATAAATGACGCTTTGAAGGATTTGCAAACGGTAACCTATTCGGGGGGTGATGAAGATTAGCGAGATCGGAATCGATAAACTGTTAGACTTGCACATGCAGCTATTAAAAAGACAGGATAAGCTGATAGAGCGTGTGGAAGTATTAGAAATTAAAGTAATACGTTTGGAGCGGGAAAATGAGCTACACAGAGGCGTTCTTAAAGGCGTTCAAGCCGCGAACAAAAATGGCGGGAAGCGAATGGGCCGATAAATTCCGGTATGTCGCTCCGGGGACAAGCCCGGAGCCGGGGGAGTGGCGCACAAGCCGCGTGCCGTATCTCAGAGAGCCTCTAAACGCGGCAACGGATAAGCACACGGAAACGGTTGTTCTTTGTTGTAGTTCCCAGGTTGGTAAATCCGAATTGTTACTCAATGTCATGGGGTTTTATTGCGACCAGGACCCCGCGCCTCAATTGATGTTACAGCCTACACTTGAAGCGGCTGAGAGCTTTTCCAAAGAGCGCATCGACCCTACTTTCAGGTTTTCGCCTGGGCTTGCAAACAAGCTCGAAGAAGGGCAGGACGGGCGCGGCACGTCTCGCAAATCTTCCACAACAATTCGCATGAAGCATTACCCGGGCGGTTATTTGGCGCTTGTTGGCGCAAACTCCCCGGCGGGTTTGTCATCGCGACCGATTCGCATATTGCTTGCGGATGAGATCGACCGATACACGGCGACAAAAGAAGGCGATCCGCTAAAGCTCGCCATTCAAAGAACAACAAACTTTCACAATAGGAAATTGGTATTTGTATCGACGCCCACAATAAAAGGCGTTTCGCAGATTGATGAATGGTACATGAAAAGCGATCAACGGCAATATTACGTCCCGTGCCCGCATTGCGGTTCGGAGCATGTATTGAGATGGGAGGATGTCAAATGGGATAAAGACGAATCGGGGAATGCCCTCCCCATGTCGGCGCACATGGTCTGCCCGGAGTGTGGAGAAATTACACGCGGCGCGTACAAGCCGAACATGGATATGCTGCAAAAGGGCCGGTGGAAGGCGGGAAATAAGGACAGTCGTATCAAGGGGTATCACCTAAACAGTTTGTACTCGCCATGGGTAAACCTCTATGCGCTTGTAGAGGAATTTACAACGGCGACTCGCCATAGAGACAAAGCCGGATTGCAGGAATTTATAAATTTGAAATTGGGCGAGGCATGGGATGAAACCGCAGGCAGCGAGGACATTTGGGAACACCTCCACAGGCGGCGCGAATATTACAGGTCCGCGAATTTGCCGGAGGGCGTTTTGGTTTTGACCGCCGGAATTGACGTACAGCGCGACCGTATAGAGTGCACAATCTACGGTTGGGGCAAAGACCGGGAATGCTGGGGAATTGAGCATAGAATCCTAATCGGCGCGCCGGATATGCCGGAGCCTTGGGCGCAGCTTGACGCATTATTGCAAGCCCCTCGCAAATTGGAAAGCGGCGCGGTTTTGCCTATATCATGTGCGCTTGTCGATTCAGGCGACGGCGCATATTCCGAAAACGTTTACCGATACACGAAGGCGCGCGAAAAGACGGGCGTGTTTTCCATTAAGGGGCGCGGCGGCCAAAACGTGCCGCTTATCAATCAGCCTACACGCGGCAATTCCCAGGGCGCAATTCTATTTAGCCTTGGTGTCGATGCGGGTAAAAGCCTTGTCATGGGCCGCCTGCGCATTGAGGATGAGGGCCCGGGATATGTGCATTATCCAAGGCAATCAGATCGGGGCTTTGGCGAAACTTTCTTTCAGCAATTGACCGCCGAAGTCTATGAGCAGAAATTTGAAAAAGGCAAGATGGTAACGGGATGGAAGAAAATCAGGGAGCGAAACGAAGCGCTAGACTGTTTTGTCTATGCGACGGCGGCTATTGAGATTGTCAATCCAAACTTCGAGGCGCTCGCTGAGTATTATCAATCGGGTGGGGAAACGCCGCCGCATCCTAAGGCAAAACGGCGCGTAATATCAAAAGGCGTGTCGTTATAGCTTGTTTATTGTTTTGATTTCGTGTAATGGCATAAATCGGAGGTGTACGCTTATGCAGACTTGGATAACACTTGACGAAGCAAAAGAGAATTTGCGGATGTGGCTTGACGCCCAAAGTGCCGTATCCACGGGGCAGAGCTACAAAATTGGCAGTAGAAGTCTCACAAGAGCCAATATCGCGGATATTCTCAGAATGATCCGCTATTGGCAAAATGTTATTGATCAATTAGAGGCCGGTGCCGGGCGCGGCGCAAGGGTATTGCGTGGCGTACCCCGTGATTTTTAGGGGGTGGGCATGAATGTCATAGATAAGGTAATTTCAGCGATTGCCCCCGAAACGGCGCTAAAACGCGCTATGGCTCGGCAACGGCTTAAAATAACTAATAATCTTTTCGGGATTCCCGGTGGGTCTGGGTACGGAAAGCACGGAGCGTCATACGCCAAAAAAAGCCTTATCGGGTGGCTCACGAGTGGAATGAGTGCCGATGAGGATATTGTCGAAAATGCCGAAACATTGCGCGCGCGTTCCCGTGATTTGTACATGGGCGCACCGCTTGCAACGGGTGCGCTAAAGACATTACGCACAAACGTTGTGGGCTCTGGGCTTATGCTTAACTCGCAGATCGACGCGGAATTCTTGGGGCTGTCCGAGGCGCAGGCGGCGGAATGGGAAAAGCGCACAGAGCGAGAATGGCGGCTTTGGGCCGAGACGGTGGATTGCGACGCAGAGCGGCGCGAAACGTTTTATCAGCTTCAAAGTTTAGTATTATTGAGCGCCTTAATGTCTGGGGATGTCTTTGTCACATTACCCGTCATTAAACGCCCGGGGAGTGTGTACGATTTGCGCGTTGGCCTTATTGAGGCGGACCGCGTGTGCAATCCCTGGGAGGCGATTGTCCCCGATAGAAATGTTTTGGGCGGCGTAGAAATTGACCGCTACGGCGCGGCGGTTGCGTATTGGGTGGCCAAGTACAACCCGCACGCATTCCCGCAGCCGTTCATTACGGCAAACCAGGAATGGACGCGCGTTAAAGCATTTGGCACTACCACAGGGCGGCGAAATGTTTTGCACGTTATGGCAGACGTAGAACGACCGGCGCAGCGGCGCGGCGTGCCTATTCTCGCACCTGTCATTGAAGCTCTAAAGCAATTGACGCGCTATTCAGAGGCCGAACTAATGGCGGCGGTTGTCGCCGGAATGTTTACGGTATTTATTAAGTCGAATAGCCCGCAAACACCCCTGGGGCAAATGATAAATCCGGCCCTGCAGGTTGACCATGACCCCAACGCCTACGAATTAGGCAACGGCGCGATTGTCGCGCTTGAAGAAGGGGAAGAGGTACAGGTCGCAAACCCGGGGCGGCCCAATGGCGCTTTTGATAGCTTCATAGTCGCCGTTTCGCGTCAAATCGGCGCGGCCCTGGAAATACCTTATGAGCTCTTAGTCAAGAATTTCACGGCGTCATATAGCGCAAGCCGCGCCTCGCTTTTGGAGGCATGGAAAATGTTTCGTATGCGCCGGGAATGGCTTGTCAGTGCTTTTTGTCAGCCGGTCTATGAAGAATGGCTCACAGAGGCGGTTTTAAAAGGGCGTATTGACGCCCCGGGCTTTTTCGATGACCCGGCGTTCCGCGCTGCATGGTGCGGGGCTGAGTGGTACGGCGATGCCCAGGGACAACTTGATCCACTCAAAGAGGCAGAGGCGGCCAAATTGCGCGTAGAGGAAGGCTTTAGTACACGCGAACGTGAAGCGGCTGAGCTCACGGGCATGACGTATGATTCCATTATTGCGGTGAGAAGGCAGGAAGAACAGGCCCGCAGGGAGGCGGGCTTACTTCCTACCGATGCGCCCTTAGGAGATACAAACTATGAGGAATGACTTTTATAAATTCACGATGGCGCAAGACCAAAGCAAACCCGCGCGGCTTGACCTTTTCGGTACTATCGGCGGCGGCTTTTGGGATGAAGGCTTTGATGATGTGTCATTTGCCGAAGCGATGAACGGCATTGGCGAATTCCAGCCCTTGGATATTTATATAAATTCCCCCGGTGGCAGCGTCTTTGCGGCGATTTCGATTTATAACATCATTGCGCGTCACGGCGGCCCGGTGACGGTGCATGTATCGGGGATTGCGGCGAGCGCGGCAACCATAATCACAAGCGTTCCAAATGGGCGCGTTATTATGCCGCTTGGCTCGATGATGCTCATTCATCCGGTCCGCGCCGCCGTCGGTTCGTCCACGGCTGAGGAATTGCACGAAGCGAGCGAGAATTTGGAAAAAGTGCGTGAAAGTGTGCTCGATATTTACGCACAAAAGACGGGGCTCGAACGCGAACGCCTTTTAGGCATGATGCAGAAAGAAAGCTATTTGACTTCGGGCGAGGCCGTAGAATTGGGCTTTGCGGATGAAGTAGATCGAAACAGTACCGTCGAAAATATTATGGCGGACGGTGTTTGCATGATAAACGGCCTTAAAGTCAGCGCGTCTTTGTTTGACGCCGCGCCGAAAGGCTTTATAAAACAGGAGGTAAAGATGGATTTGGAAAATCTCACAAAAGAGTATCCAGAGCTAGTCGAACAAATCCGTGCTAAAGCCTATGCAGAGGGCGCGGATAATGAGCGGGCGCGTATTCTCGCAATTGAGGAAATTGCAACGCCTGGACACGATGAGCTTGTGAAATCGGCCAAACTTGACGGCACAATGAGCGCTGAAAAACTCGCCGTCGAAATTCTTAAAGCGGACAAGGCGCGCAACGCAAACATGCTGCAAGCCCGCATGAATGATGCGCAGGAATTGGCGAGTATTCCGCAAGTGAGCAATGAGGGCGTTATTCCAGGCGAGGAAAAGAAGGCAAAAGAGAGTGCCGAAGAACAGAAAATTATTGAGGCCGGGCGGCGCGGTTTTCTGAATGCAGCTACCAACAATAGGAGGGCAAAATAATGGCAATGCAAGAACACTTTGAATGCACACGTGACAACCTTTTTGCGGCTTCCCAAATCATGCCGGTGGATGCCGATAGTTTGCAGATTGCGAGCGGCCAAAACCTTAAACGCGGTTCGCTTGTCAATTCGTCGGGCGAGCTTATCGCTGCAACTGTCCCCGGCGTTCAAGCATCGGGAACGGCAACGTTTAGTAATCAGCCCACGGCAAATGACACTTTGACTATTGGGGAAACCGTCCTTAAATTCGTTTCAGGCGATCCCGGTAGCGGCGAAGTTAAAATCGGGTCCGATTTGGCCGGAACCATTGACAACGTTATCGCAGCGCTGCCCTCGGACGTGGAAGGGTCGAAGGCAAGCTCTGTGCTTACAATTAAGGCCAAAGCAGCTGGTACAGCGGGCAATTCCATTGCGCTCGCAAAGAGTTCCAGCGTTATTACATTAAGCGGCGACGCCCTGAGCGGTGGCGTTGATCAGGTATTAGATACCGAAGTTTATGCCGTATTGGCCGAGGATTGCGACACTACCGAAGGCGCAAAAGATGCTGCCGTGTATCTCACGGGTGATTACAACGAAAATCATATTATCGTTGCGAACGGCGTGAGCGTTGCGGATTGCAAGGTAAATGCTCGCAAAGTTGGTATTTTCATTAAACCGGGTGTTCCGTACTAATAGGGGAGGTGATTGCTATGGATATGTTCACAACTCGCACCATGCTTCCAATGGTTGACCTGAATAATCAGGAAAACCATGTATTTCTCAGAGATCGCTTTTTTGCTAATCGCGTTACCTTTGACACGCAAAAAGTCGATATCGACATTATCGGACGCGGCGAACGCCGTTTGGCTCCGTTCGTCAATCCTAAAATCGGTGGCGTTGTCTTTGAGCGCCAAGGCTTCAGCACTAACAGCTACGAAGCCCCCGAAGTGAGCCCGATGCGCGTTACAACCGCAGAGGATATGCTCAAAAGACAACCCGGCGAAAATATGTATAGCCCGAAAAGCCCCAACGAGCGCGCCGCCGAGCAATTAGGTCGTGACCTTTGGGATCTTGATCGCATTATCAATCGCCGCGAAGAAGCCATGTGCGCCGAAGCCCTTTTCACCGGAAAGATTACGATTAAGGGCGAGGGCTATGATGAAGAACTTAATTACTGGCCGTCGAATCTCGCAGAGCAGCCCAAAACCGTTTTAACCACGAAATGGGACAACGCAAGCGGTGACCCAATGGCCGATTTACGCGCATTCCGCCGTCAAATGATTAAGGATAGCGGCGTGACACCGCGTGAATTGATTTGCGGTACAAATGCGCTTGAAGCCCTTTTGGACAAGCTCACAAATAAAGAGGCATCGCACCTTGATATGCGCCGCGTCGATATGGGCTTTGTAGATCCCGCACACCTTCCCGATGGCGTCACTTATTGGGGCTATCTCAAAGACAGCGCACTTGACATTTACTCGTATGATGAATGGTACGTCGATGATGAGGGCAACGAGCAGCCGATGGTCCCCGTTGACCTTTGTTTGCTCGCCGGGCGTGATGCCAAAACAATCATGGCTTATGGCTGCGTAGCTCTCGCCGGTGATGATACCGTTCGTTTCTACCAGGGCGCACGCATTCCTGATTCCTGGGTACAGCGCGCTAATCCATCGGGCCGCGTGATTCAGATCAAATCTCGCCCGCTCCCGATTATTAACCAAATCCACGGTTTCCACGTCATTAAAGCCGTGTAACCATTAGAGGCGGGCAGACCGCCCGCCTAAATCTTAAGGGGTGATCCTATGAAAGTAATTCTATTGGAAAACGTATTGCATAAGGGCCAACGGTACAAAGCCGGGGCGAGCATTGATGTGGATGCGGAAACAGCTTCAAAATTCGAGCGCTCCGGAGTCGCCATAATTGATACAGTGCCTAAAGCGGCACCCGTTTTGCCAAAGGCTGAGCCCGTTACGCCAAAGCCCATCGAGATTGCCCCAGAATTGCCGCCTGTTGAACAAAAAGCAACTCAGACGAGCAAGAAGACGTCCACGTCTAAAAAGAGCGCTAGGGGGCAAAAATGAGCCGTTTTAAAGTCGCCGTACAAAATGACATAAAAGCCGTGTTCTTGAATTTGAAAGAGTACGGGGAGTGGCACACTTTGAACGGCGCAAAAATCCAATGTGTCATTGACAAGAATGTGACACAGGATTTAGAGGGGCGCGGCACGCAAAGCATTATAGGCGTATTTACGAATTTGCGTACAATCTATGTCGATTCATCTGATATGCCCACGCCCGTTGAGGGTGAGATTTTAAGTGTCGATGGGTCTTTGCATTTGGTAAAAAGCGTTAGCGAAGAAGGCGGAATGCTTGTAATAATTGCGGAGGCGAACGAGCAATGATAACCAACAAATTTGGCTATGAAAGAAAGTCCTTTGAGCTCGCTCAGGATATGCTCGCAGAAATCCCAAAGGGCGCAGAAGCGGCTGCGGCCCGGGCTTTCAATCGCGCGCTTATTACGGGCCGTGCGGCGGCAACAAAAGAAGTCACAAAGCGTTATGCAATACGCGCCGGGGACGTCCGGTACACATTCCGCATGAAGAAAGCAACGAAAAGCGATTTGACAGCGGAGCTTTCGAGCAGCGGATCGGCATTGCCTTTGCGGGCCTTTGCTCATAAGCCCACAACGGATACGACGGGCTCCAAGCGAAAGCCAATAAGGGTGACTATTAAGACGGGAAGCACACACACCTTTACGACGGCTTTCGTTTGGAACCGTCACATTTACAAACGCGTTGGGGATAAGAGATTGCCAATAGAGAATATGAGCGGGCCGTCCGTGCCGTCGATGCTTGGCAACGACAATATCGTCGATGAAGTGCAAGACATCATGCTCGAAGCCGCTGAAAAGCGCTTGGAGCATGAATTAAGTCGATTGGCAGAGGGGAAGAAATAGCATGGTAGAAAACGAGCTTGCAAAGGCGTTGCGCGAATTTATCAGGGAGGCGGTACAAGAATATAGGCTGCCTGTAAAGCATGGCGAGATGCGCGCTCCCACGGTTGTAAATGGCTTTTTGCCACCAAAGCGTAGCAATACCGAGGATGATTTCCCCTTTGTTTTGGTTAGGCTCGAAAAGGGCCAGACGTCTCTAGAGGAAACGACTTGCACTGCGGCGATCATAATCGGTTGTTATACCACAGAATTTGATGGCCATGAGTATTGCATAAATGTCATGGAGCGCATAAAACAGGCGCTTTGTTCAATGCCATTTGGGACGCTCGCTAATAAGTATCAGTTGCGGTATCCGGTCAAATGGGAATTGCCGGATGAGCAGCCATATCCGCAATGGCAAATAGGCATGACGACTGAATGGGCGATGGAAGCGCCTGTCGTAGAATTTGGGGGTGAATTTGATGATGATTAGAATTTACATTGGCCCTTCAATTCCGGGGCTAAAGAGCTATACAGTTTTTTCAGGCGCATTGCCTAAACCGGTTGCAGAAATGGCGGCAAATAACGATAATATCGCCGGGCTAATTATACCCGTCGAACAGTTGCAGGAATCCCGCCAAAACATGCGAAAGCGCGGGCATGTACTAAACATTTACTTCACCAAACTTTTAGAAGGAGTAAAAAATCATGGCTTATAACCACGGTGTGAAGGTCTCAGAGAAGGCCACAAGCATTTTGCCCCCGGTGTCGGTATCTGCGGGCATACCGTTTATTGTAGGCACGGCCCCGGTAAACATGACGGATCCGTCGAATGTGAATAAGCCCGTGCTTTGCAGCTCATATGCCGAAGCCGTTGCGGCTTTCGGGTATGTGCCGCCCGTCGCAGACGCTTCGGGGCTTAAAAAGTACGAGTATTCAATCAGTGAGTTTATTTACTCGCAGTTTGCCCTTTTTGGCGCAAGTCCTGTGATTATTGTAAACGTACTTGACCCTTCGACGCACAAAAAAGCGGCATCCGCTTCCACGGTTACGCTCTCAAATGGCGCTGCAAAAATTGAAGAAACGGGCATTATCCTTAGCTCTATTGGACTTAGCAGCGGATCGGACGATGATGTCACGGAATATGAGTTGGGCGTCGATTACATTGCAGCTTTCGACGACGAGGGCTATTTAGTCATTACGTCGCTGAAAGACGTAGGGGGAACGGATAAGGTCCCATCGGACACCGCGCTCACATTCTCAGCGCAAAAACTTAACCCGGCGGCGATTACGGCGACTGAAATTATCGGCGGTGTCGATGTTTCGGGCAATAAGAGCGGTTTTGAGCTTGTCGATGAATGTTTCCCCCGCTTTAGGCTTGTCCCCGGCCTTTTGCTCGCCCCTGGCTATTCTCACAACGCAGGGCTTGCAGCGGTTATGGCGGCAAAGGCGGCCAATATTAATCAGGTATTCAGCGCAATTGCCCTCATTGACGCGCCCACGGATAGCGTGAGCCAGTATTCGGGCGTGCCTGAATGGAAAAACACAAACAACGTAGTCGATTCTCGCCAAATTGTTTGTTGGCCGGGCGTCGCGCTCGACGGCGTGTATTATCACCTTTCCACGCAGGTTGCCGGTTGTATTGACATAACAGACAGCGAAAATGATGACGTGCCCTATGTCTCCCCGTCGAATCACAATATCAATGCCACGGCGTCCGTTTTGGCAGATGGTAGCGAGGTTTGGATTGCACCCGATACCGGCGCATATTTAAACGGGCAAGGCGTTGTCACGGCTTTGAACTTTATTGGCGGCTGGAAACTTTGGGGCAATCGCATGGCTTGCTATCCCGGCAATACCGACGTTAAAGACTCATTTATCCCCGTCAAGCGCATGTTTGCCTGGGTAGGGAACACACTCATTCAGACTTTTTGGAGCCAAGTTGACGCGCCCCTTAATCGCCGTTTGATTGATACGATTATCGACAGTGCAAACCTTTGGCTTAACGGCCTGGAAGCGCGCCAATATATCATCGGCGGGCGCGTTGAATTTCTTGACACTGAGAATCCGGAGCAGGATTTGATGGACGGCATCGCGCGATTCCATGTGTATCTCACACCCGCAAGCCCGGCGCGTGAAATTGACTTTATCCTTGAATATGATCCCGCATACCTTGAAACACTTTTCGCGGCTTAATGGGAGGTAAAACATTATGGCAGGAAATAACGTAACAGAGCGGCTTGTAAATTTCCGCGTTTATAACGAGGGTAACGATCTTTTAGGCGTTGCGACGGTTGATCTCCCCGAGCTTTCCGCAATGAGTGACACCGTGAGCGGCGCGGGGATTGCGGGCGAAGTCGAAAGCCCGGTTTTAGGGCATTTCGGGTCGATGGAAACTACCTTGACTTGGCGCACAATTGAGCCCGCCGCGATGGAGCTCATGGAGCAACGCGCTCACGCCGTTGAAGTGCGCGGGTCTCAGCAACGATATGATGCCGCAAGCGGCACTTATTCGACCGTTCCCGTTCGCGCGGCCCTTCGTCTTGTCCCCAAATCGGTTTCGCTCGGCACGTTTGAGCCTGGCGCAACGACCGACACAGAGACGACCTTCGAGACGCTTTATATTAAGCTCTATGTCAATAAAAAAGCGATTGTCGAAATCGACAAATACAATTTCAAAGCGAAGATCAATGGTGTCGATGCGCTCGAAAGCGTGCGCAAAGACTTGGGGTTGAATTGATAGATAGCCAGAAAAGGAGCAGGATTTTATGAAATATGAATTCAAAAAGCCGTACGAATTCGAGGAAGTAACCTATACAGAGATTGAATACGATCTCGAATCATTGACGGGTGCTGATATTTCGGCGGCAAAAAGACAATATGTTGCGGCGGGGAATTTCTCGCCGCTCCCAACCACGGATGCAGATTTTTGCGTGTATATTCTCGCAAAGGTTACCAAAAAGCCGATTGAATTTTTCACGGAAATGCCCGCCCGCGATTATTGCTCAATAACTCAGCAAGTGAGTAATTTTTTGATGGCTTAGGCCTACGGGTTAAGGATCCGGTGGAGCCGATTATGGATGCGTGCATAGGTCTTGCACGCGTCGAAACGCACTCGGGGGTCTTGGAATGGTATTCGACACCGGTTTCTGAGCTTTCGACGTGGATTGATAGAGTTGACGCGCTTGGAAAACGGCGCAAGAAATAGCGGCATGACGCCGCTATTTTAGTACAGGGAGGCGAGGCGGTATGACTTCAAAAGTCCATGAGATAGCGTTCAAATTAGCGGCTAATGTATCGGGGACGTTCAGCAAGGCGTTCAAGCAGGCCGGGGCCGCCTTGTCTGGATACCAAAAGCAGCTTGAAAGTCTTAACAGGGAGGCCGGGGATACGTCTAGGCTAATAAAGGCCAAAGAGACCGTATCAAAATTAGCGTTGGAGCATCTGAAGGCAAAAATGCGTGTGCAAGAATTGGGCACGCAAATGTCTAAGACCAAAGCGCCTACAAAGGCTATGGTTGCAGAATTTAACCGCGCAAAACAGGCCCTCGCCCGGTCAAAAGAGTCTTTGGACAAGAACCGAGCGTCATTGCGACAGCTCGAAGTTGCGACGGGCAAAGAGAATGTTTCGATTAAAACGCTCATTCAGCGTCAAAAAGAGCTCGCAGCGGCAACGGATAAGGCGCGCCGCGCGCAGGAAAAGCAACAAAAGGCGCAAAGTAAATGGGCAAAGAATAAAGAGCTGCTTGCGGGGAGCGCAGGCTATGCGTCGGGCACGGGGCTTGCGATGGGTGCGGGTATTATGTCCAGTGTAACCACAGGCATGGACTTTCAGGCCGCAATGTCCCGTGTCGGCGCGGTTTCGGGCGCAACGGGCGAGGATTTCGCCAAATTAGAGGCGCAGGCCAAAGAGCTTGGCCGCTCTACGGTTTGGAGCGCGTCGCAAGCCGCCGAAGGTATGCAATACCTCGCAATGGCGGGCTTTAAAACAAATGATATTCTCGCAACGATGCCCGGAATGCTAAGCCTTGCAAGCGCGGGACAAGTAGAGCTTGCGGAGGCCGCCGATATTTCGTCGAATATCCTTTCAGGCTTCGGCATGGAAGCGTCCGAAATAGGACGTGTCGGGGACGTTTTGACTTCGACTTTCACTGGGTCTAATACGTCGCTATCTGGCTTGGGGCATACAATGAAATACGCCGCGCCGGTTGCTAAGAGCATGGGGGCTAGCCTTGAAGTTACGGCGGCAATGGCCGCGAAATTGGGCGATGCAGGTATCCAGGGCGAAATGGCTGGTACCGCATTGCGAAACGTCATGCTAAAGCTCGCAACCCCTACGGGCGATGCGGCTAAAACGATGGAGGCTTTGGGCGTGAGCGCCGTCGATGCGGACGGAAAAATCCGTCAAATGCCGGACGTGCTCGCCGATCTCAATAAAGCGATGGGAGGTTATTCACAGGAAGCGAAAGCCAATATCACAAGTACGATTTTTGGCACCGAAGCGATGGGCGCAGCAATGATCCTCATGGAGCAAGCGGGGAGCGGCGCTTTGCAGGATTTCCAAAAGAGCCTTGCGCAAACAGGCACGGCGGAAAAAGTCGCGGGCACTCAGACTAATAACCTAAAGGGTGATTTTGCCGGGCTTTCGAGCGCAATGGAGGGAATGAAGATATCTATATTTGAGGCCCTGGAGCCGTCCTTGCGTGATTTAACCCAGAAAATTACGGGCGTGATTGGGAAGGTCCAGGCATGGGCGCAGGAAAATCCGGAGCTCACGCAAAAAATTGTGTATGTAGCGGCGGCGGTTGGCGGCCTTGCGGCGGCGGCTTTGCCCCTTATCATGGCGTTCAAAACAATGCAATTTATTGTCGCTGCTATACGCACGCCATTTTTATTGCTCAATTTGGCCATTAAATCGCAGACGGCGCGGCTTATCGCGAATAAAGCCGCGATGGTAATATCTACGGTCGCGACTAAGACTTGGGGGGTCGTTACCAAGGGCGCGGCGATTGCGGCAAATCTTTTGGGAAAGGCGCTTCGGCTTATGATGGGCCCATGGGGGCTTGTGATTGCGGCGGTAGCTGCGGCGGTTGTGTATAGTAAGCAGCTCTCTGCTGGGTGGGAATGGCTGAAGGCTAAGGTTGGCGAGCTGTGGGCTACATTTAGCGAGAAGTTCCCGCTAATGTCAGGCATAATACAGACATTTGCGGGCCCCGTAATTGCAATAGCCAAGGCGATTATTGATGTTTTCATGGAAGTAATACAATTTATCAAAAATATATTTACCGGCGAATGGGAAGCGGCTTGGGAAAATGTCAAGGGAATTTTCGGTTCGATTTGGGAGGGCTTGGTGAATCTGGTAAAAATGCCATTAAACGGCATCATTCGCATGATTAATGTCGTGATCCGAGGGCTTAATAGCCTAAGCATTGATATACCAGAATGGGTCCCCGGAGTAGGCGGAAGCACCTGGGGCATTGACATCCCGCAAATACCAGAGCTCGCAAAAGGCGGTATTGCTACGCGTTCGACGCTTGCAAATATCGGTGAAGGCCGCGAGCCAGAGGCGGTATTGCCCTTGTCGAAACTTGACGCTATGCTTGGCGGTGGCGGTAGTGGCGGCATGAATGTCACATTTGCGCCGGTGATCAATGTGACAGGTGGTAATAGCGACGTTTACAGCGAGGTAAAGCGTGGTTTGGAAGCGGGGCAGCAAAGCCTCAAAAAAGAGCTCGAAAGACTTTGGGCAAACCAAAAGAGATTGTCTTATAACTAGGAGGGGATGCAATGAAAACAATTCAGGGCGACACTTGGGACAAGCTCTCTATTCGGGCCTATGGAAGCGTTGAATACATGGACGATTTAATCACGGCAAATCCAAAAGAGCGCATGACAACGATATTCCCGGCGGGCGTGGAAATAGAGGTGCCCGCCATAGATACGACGCAAACGGTGACAAATTTGCCTCCATGGAAGCGGAGGGCAATCTATGGCTAAGCAACCGCTCCAAACACTTTTGCAGCTTGAATTTGATCAGGTGAATGTATCGGACGATCTTTTGCCTGATTTGCTATCGTTCCGGTATGACGATAAAGAGACAAACGAAGCCGATGAGGTTTCGATTTCGCTCAAAGACCCGGACGGGAAATGGGCGGGCCGATGGAAGCCTAAAGGCGGGGAATCGGTGCAAGCCTGGATTATCGAGGGAGCAACCGACGGGATCGGCCCTGAGATTTATTGCGGCAAATTCTTTGTGGACTCGTTGCGGGTTTCGGGCGCGCCGCGCGTCATGGAAATACGCGCCGTTTCTGTCCCGCTTAATACGCCCATTCGTAAAAAGCTCAAAAGCCGCGCATGGGAAAAGCAGACCCTAAAGGACATCGCGCAATCTATCGCAAAAGAAAACGGCGTCGGGCTGCAATATTACGTTGAGGATGATGATTATACATTTGAGCGGCAAAACCAAGACCGAGAGAGTGATTTGCAGTTCTTGTCCAAGCTGTGCGACGCGGCGGGATATTCGCTCAAAGTGACCGATGATGCCTTAGTAATTTTCGACCAATTATCCTACGAAAAGAAAAAGCCCATTAAAACATATACTTTGGGCGAATCTCCTATTATGGGTTGGGATTTTGAATCGCAGCAAAGCGAGACATACAAAAGCGTGACGGTCTCATATCGTGACCCGTCAAAAAAGAAAAAGGGAAGCGCGGGTGGCTATGCCCTGGACGAACACGGGAAACTTGTGAGCACAGGTGGGAAAAGCAATCCTGCCGTTATGCAATACACATACGAGGATCCAAACGCAGACGCGGACGGGCAGGAATATTCGCTCAAAACGCGTGCGACATCTATCTCAGAGGCCCGTCGGCTTGCCCAGGCAAAACTTCATGAGCTAAACCGCCGCTCCATAACGGGCTCACTTTCCGTTGTTGGGGATGTCGGTTTGGTGGCGGGTGAGGTGATAGAGATTAAGGGCTTCGGTTCATTCGATGGCAATTTTATCATTGAGGCGGCATCGCATTCTGTAGATACTAACGGATACACAACGTCTTTGACGCTGCGCCGCACAAATAGCAATTACTAGGGGGTGCGCCTATGCTTTTCCAGAATGATGAAACGATGGAATTTCTAAAGTCAATTATCAGGATTGGCGAGGTTTCGAGCGTAGATGCCGCCAAGGGCACGGCGCGCGTTGTCTTTGATGATTTTGATTCGATTGTCTCTTATGATTTGCAGGTGATTTGCCGCAATACCTTCGCAAACCGTGATTACGCGATGCCCGATATTGGCGAGGATGTGATTTGTGTCTTTTTACCTACGGGTACAGAGGCGGGCTTTATTCTCGGGAGCGTGTATGCGGGGGAAATTACACCGCCCGAAAGCACGATAGACCGTCGGTGCGTGGAATTCTCAGACAGGTCAAAATTTATGTATGACAGGGCGGCGCATGTGTTTACCGCGTCTATCGGTGATACATCTATCACGGTAAACGAAACCGGCGTGGACGTATCGACAAAAAGCACCGTTCATGCGAAGGTAGGCTCTACGGAGGCGACCATTGGCGCGGATGGCGTGTCGATTAAAGGGAATTTGACCGTAACCGGGAATATCTCGGCGAGCGGTTCGGCGAGCGCGGCGAGTGTTAGCGCAAGCGGTGCTTTGACCGCGAGCACTGCCGTTTTAACAACCCCGCCGACAGTCGGCGGTGTGCCGATGATAGTACCTTAATGGAGGTATAGACTATGGCTAGCTTAGGATCGCTCGGGGAACTTCCCTTTATTTGCTCAATGGATAAGGTGCGAACATTCTCAGAATTGAGCCGTGAATTGTCGGTGAGATGGGCAAAGCATGACTTAATCGGCCAGAAGCCCGTACTGGAATTTGTCGGGGAGGATCTTAATTCGGTAACGCTCAAAATGCGCTTCGATGTGTCTTTAGGCATCGCCCCAAAAGACGGACTGGACCGTCTAAAGCGCATGATGGAAAATAAATTATACAAAACATTGATAATTGGCGGTGAAAATTTGGGTCGATATGTGATAGAAAGCATTAGTGAAGAACGGCGCTATCACGCGGGCGACGGCTTGTGCTTGGTGGCAGAGGCAACAGTGAGTCTCACAGAATGGGCGGGGTGAATTATGGAATACCGGGTAACGCTTGACAATACCGTTGATTTTGCCCCGAAAAGTACCGCCGCTGAGGTATTGCAGAATGTGCGCACAATCTTAAATACCAGGCTTGGAACAGTGCCGCTTGCGCGTGATTTTGGCATCTCATGGGAGCATGTGGACAAGCCGATCCCCGTTGCAAAATCAATCATGCAAGGCGTTGTGATTGATGCTATCGAGGATTTTGAGCCCCGCGCACGGGTAGAGAGTGTACAATTTGACGGCGACGGCGCGGACGGCATTCTCAGACCGACCGTGATAATTTCGATTAAGGAGGCCTGATATGAGCGAGACTTTACCGCGATGGAATTTGCCCGACGTGAACTTTGTAGACGCGGACCCTGAAGCCGTACAGGCTGCAATGTTTTCGGCTTACACGGCCATTACAGGCCGAACGCTTGCCCCCGGCGATCCTATACGCCTTTTTATACTTACGATTGCAGAAATTATCATTCAGCAACGGGCCGCCATCAATTACGCTGGGCAGCAAAACCTTTTGAGCTACGCACAGGGCGAGTATTTGGACGCATTGGGCAAATATTTGGCCGTTGAACGATTGCCCGCAGCCCGCGCCATGACAACGATCCGCTTTACGCTTTCGGCGGCATTAGAAGAGTCTTATGTCATACCGGCGGGCTTTGAGGTGACAAATGGCGTTGTGACATTTGCGACCGATGAAGAATTAGTCATACAGGCGGGCGATTTAACGGGGGACGTAGGCGCAACGTGCACAATGGCGGGGGAGAGCGGCAACGGCTATTTGGCCGGGCAGCTCACAACCATTGTCGAGCCTATGGCTTTTTTAAGCGCCGCCGCAAATATATCTACGACGGCGGGCGGATCGGATATTGAGGATGATGCAGATTTTGCGGAACGCATAAGACTTGCACCTAATAGCTTTTCAGTAGCGGGGCCCCGGAAAGCCTATATCTATCACACGCTTTCGGTCAATCCTGGGATTATAGATGTCTCGGTCACGTCACCAAATCCCGGGGATGTATATATTATGCCTCTTATGGAAGGCGGTGAACTCCCAACGGCTGAATTACGTGCGGAAATATTAGAACATTTGAGCGGCGATGATATCAGGCCATTGACGGATCATGTGGTAGTTTCGGAACCCGGTACGGTGGACTATACGATTCGCGTGGACTATTGGATAAGTCGTGAAAATGCGGCCAAATCGGCTAGCATACAGGCCGACGTTGCGGCGGCGGTTGAACAGTACCGACTTTGGCAGCAAAGTAAAATCGGGCGAGACATCACACCCGGCCAATTGATTGCAAATGTGATAAACGCCGGAGCGGCGCGCATTGACAGCTCGACGTTTAGCCCGTCCGCGTTTGTGGAACTGGACGCGGATGAGGTTGCACAGTGCGCGCCTTCGGATGTCGTAATAAACTACAAGGGCTTAAAGGATGATTAGGCGATGAAAAAACTAAATGAAATCACAATCGCCGACCTCATGCCGGACAGCATATCGAGGGACGCGGAGGTCTCGGCGACATCGCGGGCAATCGACCCGCAACTAAAGGCAATTTCGGAGGCCGTCAATAAGCCCCTTATTTTGGCCTCTATCGACGAGTTGAGCGAGGGGGTATTGGAGCACCTTGCCGTTCAATACGATGTCACAGCGTGGAATTCTGCATGGGATATTGACACAAAACGGGCGGTACTCAAAACCGCAATCGCGGATAAACGAAAAATGGGTACTAGGGGAGCGGTACAGCGTGCCATTGAAGCCGTTGCGCCCATCGCCACTATCACGGAATGGTGGCAGGATACCTCTGGGGATATGCCCCCGCACACGTTTGAGATCGACTTATTGCAGGAAGGATCGGCGGTAGATGCTGAGACACAAGCGAGCGTCATTGCTCAGGTGAACGAAGTGAAGCCCGTGCGAAGCCATTTTACTTTTAGTGTCGGGCAAATGCTCGGCGGGAATGTGTACTTCGCCGGGGTTTTGCGCTCTATAGCATACGCACGCGTTAGATCGGCGGGCATTACGATCGAGCAAACAAACATCCAGGCGGGTGTTTTGGCGACCGTGCGCGGAATGGCCATTCGGCGATTCCTGGCAGAAACGGAAATGGGCGAGATGCCGGAGCCGGAGGCGCTAATAAGGGGCGGCCTTATAGCTGAAGATTACGACTACGAAATAAGAGATGCTCTGGACGCTCTAGCCTTAATGGTACCCGGTGGCTATGCATACCAAGACGGTGATTTGCTCGATATGCAGTGGGATTTCGGCGGGGTTGTGGAGGAATATTCGCCGGTTGTCTCTTTGCCCACGGTGAGTAGTACGGGGGACTTTGGTGATAATTGGGTATATGCAAACGCATCTTTTGCAGTACAATCAATTAGTCCAGATAGCGGTTCCCGTGCAAAATATAACTGGCGAGGTTATGCGAACGATATAACATACGACGATTCAAAGTCTTATGCCGTTATACAGTGGCAAGAGACAGATGGTGCGCGTGCTGGCGCCATAGAATTTTCAATGGAAAAAGCGAGCAATTATTTATTCATAAAAAACATTTCGTCACAAACGCTTAACTTTTTGAAAGCGCACATTGCCGTATGTTCTTCAAATCAGGCGACGGTTATTAATGTCTATAATTCATTAAATGTCGCTTATAATGCGTTCAAATATTCGACGAATGGCAGTGATTACTACTATGTTCTTGATGGAACCCAGACAGACTGGACGGACGATCTTGAAAGTATTGGGTACTATCTGGGCCCAACAGTTACGCTTTACATGAGGAGCGGCAATAAGGCTATTGATGATGATTTTACAAATAACACAGGAGTTTCAGGCGGCTATCATGTGTATGCAGACTCAGCAGTAACTACGCCATATTATTGGGACTATACAAAGCGATATGAGAGAGGGCGGTACAATTCAGAAACTGGGAAATGGACTGCATCCTCTGTGCAAACACAAGCGGACATGCCGTTAACTACAGGAGCAGCTGTTTATTTAACAATGCCAGTATTCGCAGATCAAATATATTTCGCAAAAAATAATAGTGGATCGTCGTACTACACCATGACAGAGCTTACTAATTATTTTCGTGTTTATGATGATGCAATTACAGTGTGGGTTAATCAAGACCATACCGACCATACAGTAACTGGCACACAAACGTATATATCTGATGTTGATTGGGATGACTCTGTAACTTACAAAGTGTTGTATTTCCTTCAAGTATATGGAGTAACCACCAATCCTACTGGTTCAAGTGTAGCGACGTACAGGCTACAGTATGTTTCGTTTGAAAACTCTGGTGGGAAAGTGGCCGTAAAACTGACCCTCGGGAATATCTCTATCCATATAGCAAAGATAGTTTTCTACGCGAAAAAAGCGAGTACATAAAGGAGGATACACACATGGGATTTAGATTTAAGCGATTCGATTACGTCGGCGGCTCTGGCAGTTGGACAGGCGGAACCGATACAACTTCACAGGTTGCCCGCTCGCAAGCTGTGTGCAAGGATTTTGCAGATTTCATCATCGCTTGCGGCAAAGGATGGCAACTGGATACAAGCAGGAATGCGACCACAAGCGACTTTGTGAGTGTGCCGATTAAGAACTACAACGGTACTGTCCAATCATTTAGTGCGCCGGGGCTGTTTTTTACGAATAGCGTTAGTGGATGCAAGTTGTTTCTCTGTGTTGCAGGGTTTAGCGCTAATTATGGGATAAACCTCGCAAATACCTATTTACTGAATGAGTGCACAACTACAGATCAAATTAATCAAAATGGCATTATATTTTCAATTATACCTGGTGGCAGTAGTAGCGAATTTGGAAATACATTTGATTCAACATTCTTACCGTCTGATGCGACACAAATCGCGGGGTGTACATGGTGTGTACGTCCATCCTCGGGCGATACTTATTGTTTGAACTATATATCATATAACTATTCAGGCCACAATTATTCTTATGGACTTTTGGTAGATTCATACTGTGTCGGACTCATGGCTAACTACACGACAGACGGCTCTACACCGCATGTGTATTTATCTTTTGTAGTCGGACGTGTCATTGGAACTCTCGCTCATGAATCGGACTCTTTGCCGCAATCTAGGTATGGGATTTTAAGGTTTAGCGGTAATGTTGGGTTTACTACCAGCAATGAATATGAGATGTATTTTGGCTACAATTCAACACTTGAGACTATCACAAGACACGGGGCATATTTTTCACAAACAGTAAATACGACAAGCGCCAATGCGAATGATATTAGAACAAAATGTAGTGGGGCTCTATTTGCAGCAGATGGTACGCGTCGGGATGGGCGAAATAGCACTAATACAAGATACTACCCACACACAGCGTTTGCATTATCGTCAAATTCCCTGATGACTAATGCTTCCATATTGGATGCGGTTCGCTGGGTACCATTTGAGATCGGTGTGGTTTCTGGAGATTTGGATACAAATGGCGTCGTTCCTGGTGACGGGTTTAAAGGCTATTTGGACACCGAGCTATTTAGATGCGGTGCAATTACTTACAATAAGCTGTACGACAACGGCACGTTTATAGGCGTTAATTACGGCACTATGATCGGTTGGGACCCGTCAAACACGGATTCACTGTAGGGGGTGAGAGATGGGCCGCGCTATAATCGCAATTAAATACCTTTTATGTACATTATGCCTTTTGAATATAAAAATATTCATAACGCCCGAAGGCGAGTGCGTGGAAATTCGCGCGAATAATAGCGTTTACCCATGTACGGATTTTATAAAAATAGACATGGGTTGTTGGGATGAAAATCAGGAAACACAGCTTTGCGGGGCGAGCTGGGAACAAATAGAGGAGGGCTGATACATGAACTTAGTAATAACAGAAGCGGGAAAACAGGCGCTTGTAAATGCCACTCAGACCGGCACGGCGCAGCTCACGCTTTCAGAAATCGCCGTAGGAAGCGGGCAATATACCCCGGATGCGGACCAGACGGCACTGCAAAGCGAAATCAAGCGCTTGCCGATCATACAGGCGAGCGCCGTCGAGGATCATGTGATTCATGTGGCATACCAGGATGATTCGACCGACTCTTACGGCGTCTATGAGGTGGGCGTTTATACATCAGACGGCGTGCTTTTCGCGGTCTATTCATCCAGTGAATTGCTCATATCCAAATCCGCAAATACCACTTGTCTTTTAACCGTAGATATGATCATTGATGATTTGGATATCAGTGATATATCTTTTGGCGATATAGAATTTGCAACCGGTGCGGCTACGACCGAGAGCGCGGGAATCGTTGAAATCGCAACGCAAGCCGAAGTGGATGCGGGCGAGGATGAGTACCGCGTCATTACACCCGCGACGCTTGCGGCGTCTTTTACGACGCGCTTTGTGGCATCGTTTACAACGGCGTTTAATAGCGCATTTGTGAGTGAGTTTGGGCCTGCGTTCGATGCGGCTTTTTCCGATGCCTTCCCCACGGCGTTTGATGCCCAATTTGAGCATGATTTTGATAACGCATTCAGTGCCGCGTGGGACGCATCGTTTGATTCATCATTCACAAGCGCGTTTGATGATGCTTTCACGGATGCGTTTAATGATGATTTCCCGGGGGCTTTTAGCGCCGCTTTTGGCGACACGTTTCCTACACAGTTTAGTACCGCATTTCAGGCCCGCATGGCCTCTAAATCCGCTACTTTGACGGGAACGTCTGGGTCACTCGCCGTAACCCCCGCCGGGCTCAATTATGCCATTACAAACATGAATTGGGACATAGGCAAGGCGCGTGTCACGGCGACCGGTACAACCGCTTTGCGCACACTTGCGGCGCGTTTTGCGGATAACGCCAACCCGCTGAACTTCGGCGCTGTGGGCGATGGCACAACAAATGATACAAACGCATTCACAGCCCTCGAAAATGTATATACGGGCCAAATGGTTGACCTATTGGGCAAGCGATACAGAGTAAGCACAAGCCCAACTCGAAATAGCTATTATAACGGCAAATTTGTAGTGGCGGGGACAGACCTTGATCCCGTTTCGGTGAATATATTGGACAACCAAATTATAAACGCAAAGGGCAAGCCGAATCCGGAATTATATCCGTCCGGGAAAAGTAGGATATATCAGGCGAACAACGGCCCAAATCAATTGGCACTGGCGCGCTTTTCTAATGATATTGCGGGCAATAGCCTTGTATTTCTAAAGAGCCGGGGTGGCAATGTAAATACCACAAAAAGCGCCATAGCGGGCGATCTTGTATCACAGATCAATTTCCTTATCGACAACGGGAACATAAATTACAGTGCAACGACGCTGCAAGGTGCCAGTGTAGCTCAAATTGAGTGCGCCGTTTCGGAAAGTTCATCCCTCACAAGCGCCGGTACAACCTCCACGGCGGTTCGCGGCGTTTTGCGTCTTATGTGTAACGAGGATGGCGGGTCGCGTGAAGGTACGGGCATCGAGATAATGAATAATACTCTACGCCCTACGAATGATAATTTGCTAAACCTTGGTACAGGCGCGCGGCGGTGGAAAGCTATTTATGCCATGACGGATGTTATTTCTACCTCGGACGCACGCGAAAAGCATGATATTGAGGCTATACCTGAAAAGGTTTTGGACGCTTGGGAAAAAGTGAATTTCAAGCAATTTAAGTATAACGAAATGGAAGAAACCTATTTCGGGGTTATTGCCCAGGACGTGATAAAGGCATTTGAAAGCGAGGGGCTCAATGCATTGGAATATGGTTTGGTTGTCTTAGCGCATGACAGATTTGCCGTGAGATATAGAGAATGTAATATTTTAGAAGCCGCGTGTATGCGCCGTAAATTGGCCCGTATTGAGGCAATGCTAAAGGAGGTCAAAGATGTCTAGTACATTGAATGTAATTATTACCGATGCGGGGATTGCAGAAGTTATAAATGCGCAGCATACCGGCACGGCTCCGGTGGTATTAACTCAGGTGGGCTTTGGACGTGGTATATATACGCCTACGGCTTCCCAAACGGCGCTGCACGATGAAATAAAGCGTGTAGATACAATCGCCGGTGGCGTTGTCGGTGATAATATCATGCATATACAAGCCCTGGACTCCGGGGGCGACGCGTATGCCGTATATGAGATCGGCGTCTATACAGCTTCGGGAACGCTTTTCGCGGTGTATTCTCAGCCGTTGCCAATACTCCACAAAGTCGCAAATTCAGAGATCATGTGCGTCATCGATTTTGTGCTTTCGGGCGTTGAGCCCACGGCAATAACTGTGGGTGATACCGACTACACGCTTGCCCCCGCAACTACTACAAATCAGGGCGTTGTAGAGCTCGCAACGACGCAAGAAACGATTGACGGTACAGATACGGAACGCGCAATAACTCCGGCGGACGGCGCGGCGGCTTATGTCTCGCTGTCAAAAGATCAAGCTGTCCTAGGCAACAAAGCATTTGAGAAAATTACGTTAGGCCGAATGAATTTATCGAAAAATATTATTTCGGATAGCGACCTAGGCGTTATCGAAAAGCTCAAAAATGATGATAATACCGATGTGATAAGCAATAACTATTTCGTGAATGGAAATGTCGGATCATATTTAATCCAAGTGCTTAACGTGAGCGGAAGCCCAAGCGGCAATGGCGCACGAATGATGGTTGCACACACGAACACAAATGCGAGCACGTCAAATTACGCTTATTTGCAAATAGCGAGTGGTTCATCCGATTGGGACGGCTTCGCGATAAAGTACGACAGCACGCTATCTGCAAATGTGGCCACTATTGCGGCGAGCTCAATTGTCATGGATGGGAGCGTTCAGTTTACGCGAGGTCTTACAGGCATTGCTCCCGAGCCAAGTTTAATCCAAGAAACTGTAGGTGTGCCAATCGGCGGTATCGTCGCAGTGTGGTTCCCGTCTGCGATGCTTGGTGTCGCAAAGGTTGGTGAGAGTTTTACGGCTTCGGCCAGAACATACTATGTCGCATACAACAACGAAGGCACAATGCAGCAGGGCAGTGAATATATACCTGCCGGAACTTATGTTAATCTAATGGAACGGAGCAGCCAGAGTGGCGCGACGTGGGCATTGATGCAGCGTACCGCATAGGAGCATTGAGATGATTTCGCCATTAACCGCAACAATTATCATTGTATCTTTTATCCTATTATTCGGCGTGGGGGTGCCGATTTTGAACAAGCAGGCTCCAAAATATATATCATACCGATGGTGTGTGATAGTTGTTATATTAGCCCTACTTATCGGCGTAATTGTCGATTTTGAAGTGCTATCGGATGAAGCACGAAAGATTGTACTAATCGGCGGCCTTGTTATATCTGGGGTGTATGTGGCCCTCAGAACCTTCGAGAAAGTATTGGCCAACGGTTGGCTAAAAGGTGCAAGCATTGAGGCCCAAAAGGGCGATACGAAAGTTATAATTCACAGCGAGCATAAGGAAGAAGGAAAATGAAAATTATATGTGTAGATCCTGGGCACGGCGGCGCAGGGCATCCAGGCGCGGTCAATGGCCGCTTCAAAGAGAAAACGGCGGCGCTTGCTATAAGTTTAAAGCTCAGGGACAAGCTCAAAGAAGCAGGTTTCAAGGTGGTAATGACGCGCGATACCGATATTGATGTTTCGCTGTCAAGCCGTTGTAAAATATCTAACGATTGCGGCGCAAATGCGTTTATATCAATTCATCTCAATTCGTGTCACAGCGATGAGCCTCACGGCGCTGAGACGTGGAAATGGTATAAGACGCGCCAATTCTCAAAAGCGCTCGCGGATGCCGTCCAGGCCGATTTAATAGCGGCGACGCACGCGAAAAATAGGGGTGTCAAAGAAAGCGACGAATATTATGTCTTGCGGCACACGAAAGCCTCCGCGCTTGTTGTGGAATGCGGCTTTATATCGAATAATGAAGAATGCCGAAAATTATTTAATCCTGATTATCAGGATAAGATCGCCGAAGGCATCACGCGTGGTATAATAAAAGCATTCAATCTCGTATAAATGCGACGCACGCGCCGCCTATGTGCCGCTCGGAAAAGCGGAACATTGAAAGGACGCGAAAAACGGCGAAAAACCGTGAATACATGATATACTATGCGATACAATACGCCACACGTGCCAAAACCCCGGAAAATAGCCGTTTTTCGGGGTTTTCTTTATGTTTTGGTGGCCGTATAATTAACCCCATAAACAGACAAAATCATTATGCGACGCGCCGTTTGTGCGACGAAAAACGGAATGCGACGCTTTTGGGGGAAAATATATGGCTAAAGAAATAAAAAGCAAAAAGTATCCTGGGGTATATTATCGGGATTTGGACAACGGCGACCGCAGCTATTTCTTACGCGTGCGCCTGGGAGGCGGCACAAAGCGCATACCTATAGGCAAGCGAAGCGAAGGCATTACAGAGGCTTTTTGCAATCAGGAAAAGGCGCGGATTGTCAATGCGCACCGCTTCGGGGATGATGTCGCAAGGCAATTGCAGCGCGTCAAAGCCGATGAGCCAACCTTTACCGAATTGATAGATTATTATATTCAAACGAGCGGCGCGCGGGAATCGACAATTCGCAACCTAAACACATTGAAGGCCGCGCCGTTTGCGACAAATAAGCGTGTCACGATTAAGGATGTACAGGATTATATGGACAGCCTAAAGCCGCGCCTGCGCGCCTCTACGATAAATCAGCGGATGAAATACGTCCGCATGGTAATGAGGTTTGCAATCCGCAAGGGCAAATACAGATTCAGCGATCCGACCGATCATGTGGATTTGATCAAGACGGAATCGGCGCGCCAAAGATATTTGACGCCGGATGAAGTGCGACGCCTGCTGGATGCGACGCGTGACAAAAAGAGAATGTATATATTCGTCAAAATGGCGCTTTGCACGGGCGCGCGGCTTTCGACATTGATCAAGGTGCACGAAAGAGACATAAACCCGGACGGCTCTGTGCGACTACATAACACGAAAACAGATAGATATTACACCGGGTATTTGGATGAGGAAACGATGCACCTGATAGATGGGCGCAAGGGCTATATTTTCGCACGGCGCGGCAATGAGTACAAAGAGCCAAGCGTGCACGTGATGAATAAGCCGCTCCAAAAGGTACTGAATGAATTGTTTAATCCTCCGGGCACGGCGCATGAGCAAAAAGTGCTAATCCATACCCTTCGACACTCAGTTGCGACGCAACAGCTCACAAGAGGCGTACCGCTTGAGGTTATCAGCAAAACTCTTGATCACAGTAGCATTGTCGTGACTTCGCGCATTTATGCGAAGGTCGCGCCGGAGCTTGTGAGGCGTTCGGTCGATGGACTTTGGGATTAAATGGGAGCTATTGGGGGTATATTGGAGTATGCTTTAGAAGCAGGGCATTCACGAAAGGGGACGATTGCACATGGCTAATGAGTATATGACAACCGCGCAAGCGGCGAGGTACACCGGCATATCACAGGCAAAACTTGAAAAATTGCGCTACACCGGAAAAGGATGCTGCTATATACGATTGGGGACAAGCCCCACAAAAGCCGTTGTCCGATACCGAAAGAGTGACCTTGACGCTTGGCTCTCGCTAAACATGATTAGAACCACAGGCGGCCTGTAATGGAAAGGGCGGCGCTTCGAGAGTCACGGATAAAAGCGGGAATGACGCAGGCACAGCTTGCGGCGCGTATCGGCATCACACAGCAAACCCTAAGCAAACACGAACGGGGGATCCGTTCCCCTGGGCACTTCAAGACAATAAGGGGATACGAGCGGGAACTGAAAACCCCCGCAACGTCTTTATTTCCCGATATTTTCATAATCTGATAGAGCGAGGCAAACGTCTCGCTTTTTTGCGTCCAAAACTTTTTAAACTTTTTTAAAAAGTTTTGGACGCAAAAAAGCGAGCGTATATAGAGCACATGAAGGGCAGGGAATGAGCCCAAAGCCCGTTAACCAGAAAGGAAAAAGACCATGATGACAGCAACAGAATTTTTCACAAAGACAGACCTTAAAGCCCTCACGGAAAAACTGAATGCGGCAAACGGACGCGCCACAACGAGAACGCTTAGCATTGATGCTTGCATTGAGCACTTGACAAAGTTTGAAAATTCCCTCCGTATTTCAAAAAAGGCCATGACGGGAACCAAAGTGATTGTCCATGCAACCATGGAAACGCTCCCCCACGCATACAAATACCGTGCGGATTCGACGAAAGCCACGTTTGAATATGATGGCAAGCATTGGCGCTTTTGCGAAGCCGAGCGCTCCACGCTAAGGCAAAGAGGCTGTGCCTATCATGTAGAGGCATCGCTGAGCGATTCCGCAAAGCAGGCAATTGTGAGCAAATGCGAACTTAACTAAGTGCACAGAGCGATTGACGCGCGGTGGCCTAACAGGGTATAAGGCCACCGCGCGTTTTTATATGCGTGAAATCTAACCAAGGAGAAGGAAATGAGCACACAGGAATCATGCTTAGCACGCGGCATCCGCCGGTGCGGGTATCACGTTTGCGTTTTGGGCGTCATTGGGAGCGGCAAAACTACGCTTGCCCAGGCGCTTCAAAAAGTCATTATAGAGCACTTGGGACGGTGCGAAGGCTTATGGGAGCCCGTCGAAAGCAATCCGCTTTTGCCGCTCTATTACAAAGACCCGGAGCGGTACGCGCTTTCGATGCAGATCTACATGCTGAATCGCCGCTTGGAGCAGCAGCGCGTGGCCCAGGATTTGGCGCTTGCGGGCATTTCATCCGTACAGGATAGTTCACTATTTGGCGATTCGTGTTTTGTGGAAATGCTTAAAAAAGACGGCATTTTAAAGCCCGAAGAGGTGGATGTGTACTCACAGCTATTCGCCAATATGTCACGTGATGTCATGTACCCGTCTTTAGTCATTTATCTGGACTGTGAGCCCGAAACGGCAAAGCGGCGCATTGAAAAGCGCGGGCGCGAATGTGAAAAAGGCATAAGTATTGGCTACCTTGCAAAATTAAAGGCTGAATTGGACGTGCTTATTGATGATTTTGCCACTTACACCAACGTCCACCGTATAAATGCCAATGCAGACCTAACCCCAGAGCAAATCGAGGAAGAAGCCCGGGGCGAGTTTATGATGCTTAAAATTTTGCGCGAATCACCAAAGCTGAGCCGGATGGGCGTATGAATGCAGGCGAATTGATGGAAATACTAAAAGCCGTACCGCCGAACGCGGAGGTTGCCGTCTATTTCGTGGAAAGCGACCCGGCACCGGATGACAGCGAGCCGTTCACAATTGAGCGCATTGCGTCCGCCGAGTACGCGGGGAGAATAGTGCGCCTATGGGTAAATGTATGACGCCTGCGCGAATAATTATCATAATTTTGTCAGTGATAACCCTCGCCGTCGCGGGGGTTTCGTCGTGCCAAACAAAACACGCCCAGGAGGCGGCCAAACTTGCCCGCAGTGAGGCCAAAACGTTACTGGAAAGGGTAGAGGCCGTCGAGCGCGAAAACCGCGAAATACGCGAAATTATGGCCCGTGCGAACGAGGCTATCACACGGGCAAATTTGGCTGTGCAGGAGGCGGCAGCCGGTCATGTGGAACGCATTGAAAAGATTGAGACCGTTGATCCTGATTGGCTTATGTGCCCTCTGCCAGATGAGCTGCGCGACATGTTCAGAGACGGTCAAGACTGAGATAATCACGCCCCCGGCGGCTTTACTCGCCCCGTGCGAAAAGCCAGACCCGGGGGAAATGCAGACAAACGGCGATTTGGTGCGCTATACAAGCGCGCTCAAGTACGCCCTGGATACGTGCGCGGCCAGGATTGACGCGTTACGCGTATTTTTTGACACGGACAAGGCGGAACGATGAAAGTCTTAGAGCTTTTCGCGGGCACGCGGTCAATAGGAAAAGTATTTCAGACACGGGGGCATGAAGTCTTTTCCGTGGATTGGGGCGACTTTGAAAACATCGATCTCAAAACCGACATTTCCGCGCTCACAGCCGATGATGTGCTTTCGCGGTTTGGCCGTCCGGACATTATCTGGGCATCCCCGGATTGCACCACGTACAGCCTCGCCGCCATATCGCATCACAGGGAGCGGCTTGCGGATGGTACGCTTGCGCCAAAGACGGAATACGCAAAATTTTGTGATAGATGCAACGCACATGTGATCGAGCTTATCCGGGAACTTGCGCCTAAACTTTTCTTCATCGAAAACCCTGTTGGCGGGCTCTGCCGTATGCCGTTCATGCGGGGGATACCGAAATACACGGTCACATACTGCCAATACGGGGACACGCGCCAAAAGCCCACGCACATTTTCACAAATTTCCCCGACCCGGGCTTCCGGTCATGCAAGCGCGGCGACCCATGCCACGAGGCCGCGCCGCGTTCCTCAAAAACGGGTACACAGGGCATAAAAGGCAAAAAGCAGCGGGCGGTGATACCGCCCGGGTTATGCAAGTACATTGTGGATTTATGCGAAATCTATATGATTTTGGATTGACGCGCTGAATGTCTTTTTTATTGCGCCAAATTTAGGCGTGTGCTATAAAGCGCGCATCCTGATTCTCAATGTACGTTGTGATAGGGCGTTGGCACGGCACCGATAACCCGTGTCCCATAGTAGGCTTGTTCCTAAGTCGTTCACGGTGGGCGACGATGGGGCATGATGAACGGGCAACTTCCCGGCCCTTGTCGTACAATATGGGCCAACCCGGCGGAGCGTACACAACACGCCAGGCTTAGCCACAAAACAATGTTATGTGCACGGTTTCCAAAAGGAGGCAAGGGCGGCCTTCCGCGCGCATAACATTGTTTTGTGGCCTTTTTATTGCCAGCAGCTGCGCCGTATGCTATATAGCGCGCAATCTCCATTCTGTTATGCGACAGGATGGGGCGTGTGGCGGACCGCGAAAGAGCCCGTTGCCGGACCCTTGGCACTGGTTGCCAGGGTGTAAAGGCCAACGCCGTACCGTCCCGGCGAGAACCGGACGTGCCCCCGGTGGAGCGCATACAACCCACCGGGGTTTTCTTTTTTATTGGGCTTCATATTTGGCGAGGCCGCGCAAATCATCCGCAGGGGCTTCGGCGGTGCGCAGCTCTATTTCGCAGTCGATGCACGCGCGCGCTTTTTTCAAGCTATCAAGTGCGCCTTGTGGCTTTTGCGCAGCATGTAAAAGTGCTTTAACCGCACATGCTATAAAGAAATTGTACCGCGCCGCCAATACAATTTGCATACTAAAGTCCTTATCCCCGCAAACCCAGTCGTTAAATTCCATTGTCAGTCCTCCATCTAGTCAAGTGAGCGACGGCCTCTTGCAATGAGTTCGCCTATGGTTTGGCATCCGTGTCTATACCGCCAATATAATGTCCCATAGGGTATGCCATACAGCCGAGCCAGGTGCCTGAGTGATACACCTTCGACGGTTAAGCCTCCCCCGGCAATTAAGCTATCGCGGGCCAGTAATTCAATGCTTGGCGTCTCGCCCCGCCTTACACATGCGCGATACCGGGCGCGCAGCGTCATTTCGTCGATGCCCGTGCGCTTTGCGAGCTCTTTGAGCGTAACGCCCTCAATTGTTATTGTCGATACGCGTGCCATATTCAGCCTCCATTCGTTGTACAGTCCGGGCGAGCGCGTACGCCGCCGGGCGTTTGTGCTTCACGATATCAAATGCCATTCCTTTTGTGTATCCCGTCGCTTTTTTGAGGTTGCTGCCCCCGGCGTTATAAGCCGCAACGGTCCAGAGCAAATCGCCGTCGAATTTAGCTAATAGGTGTATGATATATCGCGCCGCTGCCCGTGTCGATTTTTCCACGTCAAGGCGTTCGGCAGGGGTTATGCCATACGCTCTCGCCGTTCCCGGCATGAGTTGCCACAATCCCGCCGCTCCCCTGGGTGACACATTCAGCGGATCGCCACCCGATTCAGCCAGGGCCAAAAAGACAAAAAAGCGGGGGACTCCCTCCGCGTCCAGAATGGCCTCCACGGTTTTCAGATTTGGTCGCAGACGCTCGATATAGGCTTTGGTTGATGTAGGGAGCGGCCAATCGTCCGCGTGCGCATACGGGGCAAATAGGGCCGTTAGAATGGGTATTGCTAAAAGCGCTTGTTTAAGTCTCATGGCTAGCCCTCTCATGATTGCGGCGCATATCTATGCGCTCCGGTTCGGGTATCGCAGGGAAATCGTCTTGCACAACGGTATAATCGGGCAAACAATCCCGGCGCGCAATGAGGGTTACAACGGCGTTGTCAGGCATATCATGCAAAAAGTCTCGCATACGCTTTACGGTCAATCGGATATTCCGGTATGTTTTCCCCGTGATTCGTTGGTTTAGTTGTTGCTCCAAATAGCTCGCCCATCGGCAATTCTCAGGGCAATAATTGCCGTTTACGTCGATGCGGTCAATTGACAGATCGACGGCGTATCCGTGCTCCCAAGCCCAGGCCGCAAAGACCGGAAAGCTCAACCATTCATTGCACAATCTTATGCCGCGACCGCCATAATCGGGGTAGTCTTTACATTTCGGGTTTAGGCAGCGCTTTTTGACGCCGCGCCATATCTCATAAAGCCGCGAATCCGCATTGACGGTTCCCGAAACAGTGCGGCGGCCCCGCAATTTCTCTGCGACGGGGTCATAATTTTGTACGGAGGACCTTAAAACGCAATTTCTCGGGTAAAACGGATCGCATGGATTTTTGCGTGTGAGCGTCATTCCGGGCTTATAACCATGTAGGCATAGCCACAAAAAGAATTTGTCGAATTCGCGGAATCTGTCAGCGTAATCGGTATCGCCTTGGAGCCATTGCCGGTCTTTCTCAGCTTGCCTCAAAAGGTCGTGCCACAGTATCCGCGCGGCGGCTTGCTTTTCGTCAATTTCCATATTTCATTCTCTCTAAAAGCAGATCCTGAATTTCCCGCTTTGTTTCCATGCGGGCCAAAACGGTTTCGTCCAGGGTATTCGTTGCGATTATGTGATATATAAACACCGGGCGGGGATGCCCGGCCTGTAATTGCCTTGTAGGGCCTATACGTTCAATGATTTGCTGATAGTATTCGAGGTTCCACCAAAGCGAGAAAAAGACAAGTATGTTCCCGCCGTCTTGGAGGTTTAGGCCGTGCCCTGCGCTCGCCGGATGAGCGAGCAAAACGGGGATTTTACCCGCGTTCCACTTTTTTATTGTGTCGGGGCATTTGTCCAATATTTTCGCTTCGGGTATGGCGTTTTTAATGCGCACGGCATCGGCTTTCCAGTGGTAAGCAACAAGGACCGGCGCGCCGTTTGCCTCTGCGATAATGGACTTTAGCGCTTCGATTTTGGCATCATGTAGCTCTACCCAGGGACAGGCGCAATTGGTCGTGTCATCGTGATACATGACACCGCTCACGGCTTGCAGGCATTTAGTGGACAGCGCCGCCGCGTTCACGGCCTCAATTTCCTTGCCTTCCAGCTCGACGAAAAAGTCTTTTTGCATTTTGTCGTAAGCCGCCCGGGCGTTCGGGGGTAGTTCTACGGGTATTTGTGAGCAAATCGGCTTTTCGATGGGGAAATAATCAGCGGCATCCAGGCTCAAAGAAATATCGGCGAGCTTTTCCTGGATGGCATCCTGCGCCCATTCCATCGGCTCATACCGGACGGCGAAGGGGGAGCGGCCTACTTTTACCGGGCGGAAAAAGCGCCCGGTGTACGCGCCAAACGAGCGGCCTAGACGTTCGCCCCGGTCAAGGAAATACATTTGACCGTACAAATCCAAGAGCCCATTGGGTGCGGGCGTTCCGGTGAGCTCTACGAAGCGCTTGGAGCGGAATGCTACTTGCGCCAAAGCACGAGCCCGGACGGTTTTACCGCCGGGCCGAAACGATTTAAGCCGCGTCGATTCGTCCGCAACGATCATCGCGAATGGCCATTTGCCTCCCAAGGCGTTTATGAGCCAAGGAATATTCTCATAGTTGATGGAATAGGCGCGGGAGGGTGTCTGGATTGCCCGCAGGCGCGCTTTGGAGTCTCCGACTATTGGCAACACGTCCAAGGTCAAATTGTCCCATTTGCGGGCTTCCTGGGGCCACGTAGAGGCGGCGACGCGTAGGGGAGCGAGTATGAGCACCGGGCCTATTCCTTCGACGGTCTGGAGGTAGTCGATTGCAAAAAGCGTGGATGACGTTTTGCCCATACCCATACCAGCAAAGATTGCCGTGCGTTCTTGCGAGACAATGCGGTCGATTATGATTGACTGGTATTTTCGGGGGGTAAATGTCGGCATATCTGAATTCCGTTGATGAATGCATCGACTTCGCGAAGCGTAGAAACAACGACAACGGCGAGGCCGCCGTGATTGAGCATTGCGGAAAATTCCCGCAGCTGCGACGCCCTGGGCTTTTTGTTCGGGGCTTTCGTCTCTACGAAAATATGAATCCCGCCGCACATTATCAGATAATCGGGGGCATCGGAGCGGCCCTCCCATGACACCTTGCGATAAATGCCGCCGATTTCGGCGACGCGCTTTGTGAGGTATGCCGCGATGTCGCGTTCTTTAATCTGTTTTGTCATTTTAACACTTCCTTTCCTGTTGCCAGCGGATAACCGGGTCGCGTAATTCAGGTGGCCACCTTTTGGACGTGCCGTGTACACACCGAACGCTACGCCATTAACTGCACGTATCCCATAGAGCCATACGGTGGATGCTGCATTTTTGTTGGGCGGTGCATAGTCTGGATGTTTCCTGAAATATTGCAGGTTTTCTTTTGCTATTTTTCTACGGTTCATTTTCGCTTTCCCTTATTCTAAACCAGGACGCATAGTCAAGGTCAGCCGGAGCCACAAGGCGCGCGCCCTTCCAATTCGCGAAACACTCCGCACTGCAAAACGGATATTTAGTATGCGGCGCGGCATAAAAGTACTCCCCAGGGTCTATAATTTTGTGGCACCAGCTGCACTCTGCACTACGTCCCGCCTCTATAAGTGCGCGTTTCTGGAGTGCTATCCTGAGATTCTCTTTAATCATCCCCAGACCCTCCAAATAAGGGCCACGGCGGCGATGATGAAAGATGCGCAGAAAAGCGCGAAATTGATGCGCGGGCTTAAGAAGCCCGTGTCGAAATTATCGTTTATGTAGTCGTTCATTATAAATCCTTTACAAAGTGGGCCATGATGGCCGACAAGTCGATACTTATTTGGTATACTTCTAAATTCGCAATATTTATCGCCATTTTAATGGCCGCATCTAATGCTTCATCTCTTGCACGGTCAATGTCTAATGGTTTACTTCCTGGACCTACTACGAATGGAATACCCGAAAGAAAAATAGAAAGACCGCGCTTGAAGTGGTATAGCTCATTCTGGAAAGAATCCATATAGCGTTGGCTAACCGGGAAACTTTCGTATTCATGCGCTAAATCCAGAATCCAGGGGTAAATTGCTGCGCACAGCTGGGTTCTATTCGTGCATTTCACAGCTTTATCTTTCACAGAATCGAATATTTGTTGCCGTTTGGTGGGCTCAATGAGTAGGCCATGCACGCCGTATTGTTTAGTCATTGTCTTGCTCCTTGATCAATTTTAAGTTGTACAGGTGTTCCTTAAGAGACAAAAATCTTTTATCAGAAACATAGGGTGAGTCATCATCTTCTACGAGATATTGCAGTATATCCATTACCGCATAAATAAGTTGAAGCATGTTTTCATCTTTCATGTCTTTTTCCTTTCTGGTTCAGGGCAGGGAGCCATTCCCCGCCGTTCAGATGCTCTAATTAGCACACACTTTTTTAAATGTCAAATAACTTTTTAAAAAAGTTTTAAATTATTGCAGCCAGGGGTTTTCTTCAATAATGGCGAGGGTTTCGTCGGCGTCTCTCAGGATTAAAGCGGGCTGTAGCATTTCGGCGGGTGTGACAAATGTGTCGAATACTTGTTGGGTGATTGTGTTTTTGTGCATTACAACAGCCCGAGCGCCCAATAGGGATAGCTGAATAAAGCACATGTGGACGCATAGGGAGTCCAAATCTTCCGTTGTAATGTGCAAATAACGCTGATAATTGTACCCGGCCTCATAGCAGCGTTTCAGAAATGCGATTGTCATTGCACCGCCTCCGCAGGCGGGCTCATAAAACGTTTTGTGCTCGCCGTTCTGCGGAATATCGCCCACAGTATGCGCGCACGCATCGCATACGCCTTCGGGGGTAAAGCATTGGCCTAAATTCTTATTGCCGCCGAAGCATTCCATATAGGCGCGGCCAAGATAGTCATGGAACGGATCCGCCTCGAATGCGTCTGTCAGTGCCGCGCACATTTCCACAAAGCGGTTTGCGTCCTTATACCGTCCGATGATGTCCAGATATCGCTTTTCGCGCTTTTGCCACCGTTCGCCCTGGATTAAATCGCAGCCGTTGGCGATGGCTAACGCAAACAATTCGCACCAATCCCTAAATACATTTTCCCGGCCCTGGGAATAGCCCAAATCATCTATTGTTTTCACGATGAATTTTATCTTTTCGTCGGTGATTCTCATTGCGCAAACCCCATAAAAATGGGGGCTTTTCTGCCCCCGCGTGATTAAAAAGGCTGCATTGGCATGATTACCGCGCCGCGTCCGTATTTGTACACGTCATGCTGTCCGATCCACACCGGACTATCCCTATCCATGCAGCAAAACTTTACCGTGTCGTGCGCGCCACTTAACGCATCCATGATAAATTGAGGATTAAGGCATACAGGAAGGTTAGGGAGTTTTATGTCTTTGATCATTGCGGTTCGGTTAGGCGGTTGGATGGCTTTTTCGTTAGGCTTTCCGGCGCATTCGAGCTTAACGCCGTCCGGAGTTTCAGAAAACTTCATGCACAGGCCTTCTTTCCATCCGGCATACAACGGCTTAATCGCTTTCGCCAATGCCTTTGTGTCTACCTCTGCCATGTCGTCCAGGCGGTAGTTTGGCATCACGCGGAAAAAGTCGGGGAATTGGCCATTGATCGGCTTTGATTTGAACGAAAATCCCGGACCCTTCAAAATATGCCATACCACCACCGTTTCGGTGACAACCCCACGTTTTTCTTTGCGCTGCCTCGTTTCGCGGTATTCCGTAAACGTCCCCGCGTGCCCGTCTGCGATAAACCGCAGCAATTCCGGCGCAATTATGCCGATAAGCGTGCCCGTGCCAAAAAGAGCCGGGAGCGGGCAGTAATGCAGCCGGTGCCCATCGGTTGCCACAAGAGCGCCGTCTTTTAGTGTCGCCCCCATAAATTCGGGTCGGGTTATGTCGTCGGACAGGGCCGGGATAATGTATTTGAAGCATTCGCAATCGGCGGAAACGATTTCGAGCGTTTCCGCTGGGTCCCCTGTGGGCGTCGCAAAGCCGGTGTCGGGAAATTCATCAGGGCTACACGCGGTGTTTACGTCAAATGCAAGGCTGGGCGAGATTATAGACACGGTGCTATCTTTCGCCTCGATTGTTACCTCAGACCCTTTTTCTATGCCCTTAAGGGGTGTCAGGTCTTTAGGATTTACCACATAGAATCCATCCTCAGCGGGCACGCGCTCGAAATCGTCGTTATACACGGCCCCGGCCTCTACCCATTGTTGCAGTACGGTTGTTTGATTACCGTCAAATGCCACAACGATGACCTCAAATTGCCCGTCATGTACGGACAAACCGAGTTTCCCGCCCATAAAGCCATACTTGTCGATATATGCACGCGCGGTTTTCAGCATTTTGTTTAAATCGTTTGCACTTACGCTTACTTTCATTTCTCATTCTCCATTGAGGGCAAAGCCGCCAGACTTAGGCGGCGTGGTTGTTATTCAATAACTCGCCCTGCCGGGTCTTTGACAACGCAGCAGAATCTGTCCCACATCGGCGTGTCTTTTCGCAGAATTTTTCGCGCCTCGTCGATGTCAGGCATGCCACCTTCCAGGTCAATTGTCCTGGGGCCGTATGCAATGTGCGCTCTATACATGCCGGACGGTTCCTGATTCGACGCCTGGCAGGCGAAAAGAAGGCGCTCAAAAATCGGAATTACAACGGCCTTGTCAACTTTACCGATAAATCTGCCGCTGCGGAGGGCTTGCATTGCGGTCATTGCGCTTCTTTGACGTGTCATTCCGTAATACTCGCCGATTTCCACGAATAATTTTCTGAAATTGTCGAAGCCCTTGCTCTTACTTTTGATATCGTCCACGAACAGGGCGACTTTGTGGAAATAATACTCTGCCAAGAAATCAGATGCCTTCATTGTCTTTTTCCTTTCTGGTTTGGGGGCGGGGCCCGTTCCCCGCCGTTCATGGGCTCTTATTACGACACTTTTTTATCTTTGTCAAATACTTTTTTAAAAAAGTATTTGACAATTCGTAAAACCCGCGCCGTTCCTAATCTTTCTTATAGCGATATGACTCAAAGCCCGCAGCGGCAAGTGGCAAATCTTTTGCCCATGCGGGGGGCGTCGCCATGAGCGCGGCGAGACCGTCTGCGGTCCAGTCCAGAATGCCGCCGCCAAGGCATTCAATATCCAAGGCCTCCGTGATAAGCTCGTCATGCACAGATAAGATGATTTGATACCCGGCATCCTCTACGCGTGCCAGATTTGCGGCGAGCACATCCCTGGCCACGGCCTGAGTGATATTCTCTACGATTTTCCCGGCGTGCGTCTTTGACATCGCGAAGCCCTTGCGTACTTTGAGCGGGGCGTAATACTTGAATAGGCAATGCTCGCTTTCATCGGCGGGGAGTTCGGCACGTGGATATGCCATGACTCGCCCGGAGGGAAGGCGGGCAGCGAGGCCGAATTTTGTATTCGTGAAAGACACCGGATAATAACCAAATCCGGGCCGGGCGTACGACGCGCCGAAAGCGGCCAAAACGCGTTGCTCAGTCTCGCTCCAAAAGCGAGTAATTGCCGGGTGTGCGCCGCGCCATGCGAGCTTGATCGCATTCAAGGCCGTCCAGGTGTTTTCGTCAAGGTCGTTTGTCATTTTCTTAGACCTGAAAAAGTCCCATTGGTCGTGCGCTTCAAAAAGCGTGTTCTTGTCAAGCGCGTTCCATGTATGATCCGCAAGCTCTTTGAGGTCCACACCGTAGGCCGTGGCAAATGCCAGAAATGAGCCCACGCCGCCCATGTAGCCCATGGCGAGCTCGAGCACCTTGCCGATTTGCCGTTGCTTTTTGGTGACATCGGCGGGCTTAATGCCGAAGGTGCGGGCATACGTTGCCTTGTAGAGATCGACGCCCTCGCCCCGGTCATAGGCCCGGAATGCATCGAGTTTCCAGGATTCGCCCGCAAGCCATGCCAAAACGCGGCCCTCGATATTTGACAAGTCCGCGACAACGAGTTTTGCGCCCGCCGGGGCTATAATCGCGCCCCGCAAGCATGACGAAACGGCGGCGTTCACATCGTCGTAGAGAATGCCCGCCGTGCCTGTTTTAATAGCCCAAATGGCCGTTTCTACCTGCTCCGGGGTGAGCGTTCCCCGGGGGAGGTTTTGGGGCTGAAAAAGACGCCCGGCCCATCGGCCTGTTTTCTGCGCGCCGCAAAAGAGCAGGCAACCGCGAAGCCGCCCGTCCGAACACGTGGAGCGGATTAAGGCATCGTACTTTTTAACGCTCGCTTTGGCCGCTTGGAGCCGTGCCAGAATAAGCTCACGGGCTTCGTCGGGGAGCGCGGGGTCTTCCAGGGCGTGCTCTAATGTCGATTTGCGCATGTCTTGCACGTCATAGCCCAAAGACCCCAAAAAGTGCATGAGCACGTCCCTTTGTCCTGCGGTTTTGGCCGCGCCGTCTGTGATGCGTTGCACCGTCGCATTGCTCTTTTCTGCGACTTCGGCGCTCGCCTCAATTGCGCACGAAGCAAGTTCGAGATCAATCCGCATTCCCCGGTCGTTGATGTCCTGGTCGATATGCCATTCGGCCCAAAAAGCCGGGGTGTCGTTCCAATTGGGCAGCCGCTTCCACACTTCACGCATTGCCTCCACGTCCAGGCGGGCATAGTTGATGAATTTTTGCCAGTCGGGGTCATGGGCCGGGGGTAGGTATCGGCCAAATTTTCCGGGAATGCAGAATTTGCGCACAAGCATTCCGCCCTCTTTGTCTTTGGCTTTGTCCACAGGCAATCCACAGTATTCACACAACGCGGCGAGTGAGCCGGGGAGTGAGAGGGAATATGCCTTGATCATGCTGTCTTTCCACCGGCGCGGATTTGCGACGGCGGGGACAAATTTCTTTAGCACGGTGCGGTCAAATTGCGCGTTATGAGCGATGCAGATACAGTCCGGGTTATTGAAGGCATCGACAACGGCGGGCGGGTATTTCTCGCCGTGGGCAATATCCACAACCCGCGCCGGGGCGTCATCTATGGCATACGAGAACAGGATGATTTCAGCCCCTTCGGCGTATTTGTACGCGCCGTTTTTGATGTCAATTTCTGAATAGGTTTCGAGGTCAAGCCATAGGATCATATCTTTTCGTCCTCCTGCCACTGGATGTACGCGTCAGCCATTGCGCGATTTACCGCCTTTTTTACGCTATTTTCGCACCCGCTCGCCGCTTTAGGGAGCGCCTCATAAATGCGTTTATAAACCGCGTCATAGGTTGCGAGCTCGCTTTCAAGATCTGCGGCTTTTGCCTGTAGTTCTCTGATTTCTCGCATGTAGTCCTCACGTCCTTTTTGTGCCATGATTTCACCTTCCTTTTGTTACCGTCCTATACCCTGAAAACAGAAATCCCCCGCCGAAACGGGGGATAATGGCGTGGCCTACGCTAAGTATTTCTCGTAATCATCGGCGTATGTGATACCGTCCGCCGCTTCGGGCTCACTCGCAGAGGATGCCGCCGCCTGGTCGGAGCAATCGGGATATGCGCTTTCTTCGGGCTTGACCACTCCGCCAAACGTATCATCGTATGCGGCAAACTGGACCGAAACGAGGGACGCCGAAATGCCGCGCGCCGCCGGTACGTCATAGGGGAATAGGTCGATGTATCCGTTCACTCTAAAGCCCGCCTGGAATTTGTCGGCGATTTCTTTGGGGTCCGTGATTTTGTGACGGGGGTTGGCGTCGATGAGATCGGGGGGATAAAGGCTACTCGCTTTTACGTACAGCTTGCCCTCATAGCCTTCTATGCTGCGACGGTCGCCGTCTTTAAGCGGCAATTTGTCAGTATTGGCGAGCACTTGTTTTGCCTTGTCCTTGAACTCAGCCACCGCGATGCGTGCCGTGGCGGCGCGGATTTGCTCCACACACGGATTGTCTTTATCCAGGATAAAGGTTGCCTGGTATTTGAGATCCCCTTTACCCTTCATTGATTCTCTGGGTTCGGCGAGAGCCGGGAAGGATAAGCGAGCGTTACGAATAAAGATTCTTTCAGTTGTTTTAGCCATTGTTTTCAATCTCCATGTTTGGGTATGTTAGTTCCTGCGGCTTATATTCGGGCCGCTTGTCTGATTCGTCTGCAATAACCGGTTTAGTGTTTTCCTGGGTGATTTCGGGGGCAAGTACGCCCCATTGCTCTTTTGTGATTGTTTCGTCTTTCAGCAATTTCTCCATTTTTGCGGGTGAAAAAAGTTTGTGCTCGTACACATCGGCGGTTATCCCGGCGGCTTTGATTGCCCGCAGCGCGTCGGCATCGCTGCGCCATTTGCGCGCGCCTTTGCGGCCCTCCACAAGTTTTAGGCCGGGGATTTCCTCGCCGTGTAAAAGCTGCCCATAGACAGCCTTTTCGACGGCATCGGCCCATATCCGTACAAGGCCCACTTTGGCATAAGCGTCGGCCAATTCTTCGGACGTGAGCTGCGCGGGTTCGCCTTCGGTATAGGCAGCGACGTTGTGAAGTGCCCGGCAAATTCCCCGCGCCCGGCAATACTTGCATGCCGTCTCACACGGAACAAAAAGCCAGTCAATTTCTGTCATGGATGCCATGACGCGGGCAATATCGGCCTTTTTGCGAATGGCACGGGCAAAGCGTCGGAGTTCCTCTGGGTCGGTGTCCCATTGCGATATATTGCCTATACGGGGTTGCACGATGCACAAATGCAAATGTTTGATGTTGTCAAACTCAGAGTATAGCCGGAGAAAACCCGCCGCGTATAGCGTCAATTGGGGGTTCCATTCTGCGCCTACCCAGTTCATGCCGTACTTGAGATCGACAATATAAAGATCGTCGCCGTCCCAAATCACGGCGTCCGCCGTCCCGAAGCACGCCTCGCCCAATTCGGGCTCCAAGTCGATACGGGTTTCTACCTCCAGGACGCCCCCCAAGATGTGCACAAAGTCCACGTAGGTTTGAACGTATTGGCGAAGTTCCGGGGTGTCATATTCCGAGGGAAGTGCGCAGGCCGTGCCGCGTAGCATGGATTCAGCGAGGGCGTGCGCCGCCGTGCCTTCGGCGGCGTATTCGCTTTGCTCCGGGGGTAAATCGCGGCAAAGCGCAGCGGACCCTGGGCAAATCATCCATCTATGAGCGGATGAGGGGGAAAGAAGGGCGTGCATCATAAGGCGGCCTTTACGTTTGCGGCCAATTCCGCATAGTGTTTGGGATCAAGTTTGGAGAGTGATTGTGCGTTGTGGGCGGCCAAAAAGTCTGTGACTACTTTTGTTTTGCCAGCTTTCGCAGCTTGAACGCATATCGCGCGCACGTCGTCTAAACTCATTTCAGTCTCGCCTTCGGCATCGGGCTCAGCTTCGGGCTCAGGATCACATTCGGGTTCGGCCTGCGGTTCAGGTTTTGGCGCTTCGACTTTTTTGTGATGGCTGCGTTTTGGCTTTGGTGCCTCTGCGGGGGATTCGTCTTTCACTTCGGGCGCGGGGGTGTCGTCATTCGCCGCCGCCTGGGGGTCAATTTTTGCCTCTGGTTCATTTTTGGGGGCTTCGGCGGGTTTTGATACCTCCACGGACTCGGGCGTCTCTACAAGCAAATCTGGGGCCTCTTTCGGGACGTGGATCTCGCACGCGATGGGGCTTTCGATTGGCGCGGGGGCCGTCTGTACCGTTACGGCCTGTATGGCCGAAGCGATCCGCATGAGCGCAGAATCGAAGCGGTCTGAAATGTCAAGTGTGATTTTAATGTCCATTTTCCTTTCCTTTTGGTTATGGCCGGGCACCGCGCCCGGCGGTTACTCATTAGGCGCTTTCGCCTTACTGAAAGATTATCTCACCGTCCTCTACGCAGCCGATCCACATTTCTTCCTCGCCGTCTTCCTCGGCGGCGTCGAGAGCCTCGCGGGCATCGTCGAGGGTCTCATAATAGGTATCGTCGTAGCGGTCTACATCCTGCATGAGAACATAAGTGCCTTCGATTATAGGTAATGCGTTGTTTCTCGCGTCTGCCATTGTCTTTTCTCCCTTCTGGTTTTGACGGAGAACCATTCCCCGTCGTTCGTGTGCTCTAATACGACACTTTTTTCATACTGTCAAGAGTGACACAAAACTTTTTTTAAATTTCTTTTTTAGCTTGTAAAATGCAATAAAACGCTTTAGGATTTCCCCGCCAATAATGGCACTAAAAAAGGAGGGGAATATGATGTATGTACCGCCGGGGCAAATGCTCCGTAGCCTTTTGGCGTCCGGGTATTCGATGGAGAGAATCGCGCAATTGACCGGATCGAGCGAGCGAACGCTATACCGCGTCATGGCCGAAGATAACGACATTAAGCTAAAGCTGTATTGCGCAATTTATGCTCTTTGGGAAGCAACGGCAAAAGGGGGCGAGAATGGAAACGACTAGGCTATATGGCGCAACGCCAAAGGAATGGGAAAGCGCGGAAAAGTCGCCACTTATGCCGTGGATTGTTCCGATTGTCAGTAACCCAAACGTGCCGTCAAGCGCGGCATCGAAGGCCATGCGCAACGGGCGCGGAAAAGTCCCGAGCGAAAAGAACGCAAAAGGCGAGGCCGTGGGCCTGCGAAATTGGACAAATCGGGCCGGGAATACCGATTTGAGCGCATGGAAGGTGGATCCCGATTATGGTTTTGGTGTGAGACTAGGCCGAGGCGGACTTGTCGCCATTGACTGTGACTGCGATGATCAAGGCATTTCAGAAAGCATAAAAGAGATGCTTTTTTCTGCGATTAAGGCCGCGCCGCCATTGCGCCGCCGTGGCAGTAACCGCTGGGCGTGCCTTTTGCGGCTTACGGGCCGTGAATGCGTACAAAAAAGACGCTACACTTTGCCCGTGGGCATCTTAGAGATATTGGGAGACGGGCAGCAATTGGCTTGCGCGGGAACGCATCCAAGCGGCGCGCGGTATGAATGGGAAGGCGGCGCGGTGGGCGACATCGCGGAAACGGGGATTGATAGCTTTGAGGCGTTTTGTAGCGCAATCGAAGCGGTTTACGGGGGCGCAAGTCCGATAAAGCCCCGCGTCATTGGTGAGACATTCCAGGCATCGGACCCGCTCGCCGATTGGCTACGGGAAACGGGCCGCGTGCACTCTGAGGGACGGGAAGGCGAACTGTATATTGAATGCCCCTGGAAAGATACCCATTCGGACAAGGGCGGCGAGACATCGACGGCATATTTTCCGATTGGCTCAAATGGCTATGAAACCGGGGGGTTTAAGTGCTTACACGCCCATTGTGCGGGCCACGGAATGAGCGACTTTTTGGCAGCGTGCAAAGCCAATGGATATACAGAGACAAGCCCCGCCGATTACCCAAATTTATTAGCCCTGGATGCCCAAAAAACAGGCACCGAAACCAAAACAACCTTACAGGCCCTTATGGCTTTTCGCAATGAAAAGACGGGCAAAATTGACCCGTGCTTACAGGCATTGGAGCTCGCTATGTCGGACCCGCTTTTTTGCGGATATGAGATCGCATTCGACACTTTTGCCGCCGGGGAAATGGTGCGAAAGCCCGGGGAGGAATGGGAGCCCGTCGATGATGCTTTGGCAACGACAATGCGGACGGTTTTAGAGACAAACGGCTTTCGCACGCCAAAAAAGCAGGACGTGACCGATAAGATCATAGAAATCGCAAAGCGCAGCAAATTTGATTCCATGGCCGATTATTTGGCCGCGAATGTACCCAAATGGGACGGGCAGCGGCGCGTAAAAGGCTTTTTTGCTACGTATTGCGGCGCAGAGAATACGGAATGGGCGGCGAGCGTGTCTTTGTATCTGTTTACTGCCCTATGGGCCCGGGCAAGTTGTACAGACCCGGACGGCGTAAAGGCCGATATTACGCCCGTATTGGTTGGCAAACAGGGCACGGGCAAAAGCACGCTCGCCCGAATTTTAGCGCTTAATGACAAATGGTGCGGGGACCTGGATTTCTCTTTGAGCAATCCGGACCGGGCACGCGCAATCAGGCGCAAAACCGTTGTGGAAATACCAGAATTAGGCGGTATGCGCAAGCGGGAACAAAACGAAGTAAAAGCATATATGACTCAGAAAACCGACGAATGGACGCCCAAATTTATTGAGCACGCGCGCGTTGCGCCCCGCCGGTGCGTATTCATAATGACCACAAATGATTATGAGTTCTTGACAGACGAAACGGGGAACCGCCGATGGGCACCCGTGGACGTTGGCCACATTGACCGGGAAAGCGTGCGGCGCGATATTTTGCAATTGTGGGCCGAGGGGCGCGAGCTATATGAGCAAAACGGCATCATGTTCGAGGGCGTCGAGAGGCTACAGGAAGAAATAAACCGGAAACATGCGACTGTTGACCCATGGGCCGAAAGCATAACCGCATGGATAGCAGATAATCCGGATGAGCCCTTAACATCGCGGAATATCGTAGAGCACGCGCTGCGGCTTAACTATGCGTATATGCGAAAGAAAGACGCAAACGCGCTCGCAAAAGTTATGCGCTCATTGGGATATGAGCGCATACAGAGACGAATTGAAGGTAAGCAAGAATGGATATGGGCATAGCCCTGTCACATGTCACACAACTGTCACACAACTTTTTTATGGTTGTGTGACAGCAAAACGCCCTTATAGAATAAGGGCTTTTTATTATTTTGTCACATGTCACACAACTTTGCTTATAAGTATACGAGAGTAATGTATATACATAGGTATGTACCATGGTATGTACATACATACGTTATATGTATATATAGGGAAAAAGTTGTGTGACATGTGACAATAGACTTTAAACATAGACACGGCGCGCGTTTGGGCTGTCACACAATACGCGTGACATGTGTGACATAGTTGTGTGACACAAACACGGGCAGACAGGCGCGCGGGCGTTCAGGCGTGCGCGGGCGTTCAGGCCTCTTTGTATCAAAGTGTGTCGATACAATTCACCCGTCGGGTCCTCCCAGAGCCCCGAAGAGGCGCGGGTGGCCGTGAC